TGATACCTTAGCAACTCCTTCTTTTACTAAAGGTAAATTACCGCCTATTTCTCCTTTAATGTCTAACATAAATCCAAAAGCTTCTATAAGAGAAAATAACCTACTACCTACCAGTGAAAATTCCGATTTTTATAAAATTGTTCCTTCTCTCCCATCAGCACTATTTTCACAGAATAGAAGAGATGCCATGCAAAAAAGTTATAATTTTGTATTCAAGAGAGACGGAGAGAAGAAAGGGTGGTGTGCTAGATGGACCTATAATATGGCTTATAACTATGTTAGGTTCCTGAAAGATCAATTCCCACCAATGACCCAAATACCCTCCGGAGGGGCTGCTAATCAAAATTTAGAATATTGGTCCAACCTAACAAAGATAGGATATACTCAACATAAAATTGGTACTAATATATCTAAAGAAAGATTAGCAGCCCTTATTAATCCCCCTTATTATTATGAATATGGAGATGTTGTAGTATATTATGCTAATGATGGAGAGGGAAGCCATAGAGAGCTTGGCCACACTCAAATATGTGTGGGAGACATAAATCCAGTTCAATGGTCTTCTTCTCTTCGACTTAATTATGGAGCTGAATTTATATATGGTTCAACAGATAGTAATTTTTGGGATTTTTATATATTTAAAGCACCTTCAACCTAATGGCTTATACTCCCAAAAATAAAATAACTACTGGTTTATTTAGCAGTAATAATAACTTTTTAGTATATGAAGGAAGTCAAATCCCTTATATAGGACCTTATTATAAAACTTCCAATGGAAAATTTTTTACTGGGGTTTCTCCTGATTCTCCTCCTAACCTTCCTATAACATTTCCTTCAAATGTAGAGGAGAGTTTCCAACCCCAAACCTTACAAACTCAAATAGCTTATGGGGATTTCCCTACGGTATTTGATTCGTTAGATACTATGGGGTACAATCAAAAAGAAATATTAGATTATGTTTTTTTAAAAAATATAAATCTCCTAAGGCCTACAAATAAATTATTACCCCCTCAATATTATCCTTCCCCTACTGATGATAGTTATGAGAAGGGATCTATTAACAGATTTTTTTGCCTTAAAATAAACCAACCTATATATACTGAAATTAGTAAGGAAACCTATGATAAATTAAATGATCAAGACCCAAATTGGTATTGGGGGGTATATAATACTTTTTTCATGCCTTGGACCATAGTAGGGGAAAGGGAAGAAGTATATAATGTAAATAGAAAAATAACACTTCTCCAAGAAAGAAGGCTTAAACAATCAAACCTTTCTACTTTTTTAAACAATAATTGGTTAAAATTTTGGAAACCTCCTATAATATCTAAGGAAATTTTTTCTAAAAAAACAAACAATTCTCCTGATATACCTGAAATTTTTGAAGTTTATATCCCTAACTTAAACCCTCCATTTGATCCCTCATCCTTTATGTTTGAGGTACAAGTAAATAATTCAAGTTTAGATTTTACCATACCTACAACTCCTGGAATAGACAGCTCATATAATTTTATAGTAAATTGGGGGGATTCCACTACAGGTACAGTTACTTCCCATTCAGACCTATCTAAAACCCATACATACGATACAGAAGGTACTTATATTATAAGGATAACAGGGATTTTAAGAGGTTTGAAATTCGAGGGAGTGGCTGATTCTTTAAAAGTAAGAAAAATCCTAAATTGGGGTTGCCTAGATATAGGAATAGATGGGGTTAATGTATTTAATGGATGCAGTAACATGACTGTGGAAACTAATGATTTCCTTTCAGTAGATGAAGCTACTTCCCTAAATAGTATGTTCCTAAACTGTTTTATATTAAATGAATTTAATGGTATTAATGGTTTCAATACCGTAGCCTGTCTTGATATGGCTTATATGTTTTCGGGGTGCAAAAAGTTCAATCAATATATAGGGGATTGGAATACTTCGAATGTTATAGATATGAGTTCCATGTTTTATCTATGTTGGGAATATAACCAATATATAGGGGATTGGGATGTACGTAAAGTTAAATATATGGTTTCGATGTTTAACAATGCTTTAATATACAATCAATCTATAGAAAACTGGATTACTTCTGCTCTGTTAAGTACCTCTTATATGTTTATAAATGCTAGAAAGTATAATAAACCTATGGACCGTTGGGATATGTCAAAAAACCTCAACATTTCTTACATGTTTTATAGTGCGGTTGACTTTAACCAAAATTTAAATAGTTGGAATACTTCAGAAGTGGTTAATATGGAAGGTACCTTTGGGATAACTACAAAGTTTAATTCTTTAATAACAAACTGGATAACCTCAAAGGTAAATAATATGGGGGGAATGTTCGCTGGAGCTGCGATATTTGACATTTATATAGGAGGATGGGATACTGCTGAGGTTATAACAATGAGTAATATGTTTTTTGCTGCTCTTGAATTTAACCAAGACATAACTTTATGGAATACTATTAAAGTGGAGAGTATGGCTTATATGTTTTCCAATGCTTTAAAATTTAACCAAGATATAGGAATATGGAACACTCCCGCCTTAGAGAATACAAGCTTCATGTTTGCTTTTAATATAATATTTAATTATAGTTTAGGAAACTGGATCGTAACTTTACTAGAAAATGCTGAATCCATGTTTACAAGTAATTCATTATCCACTGTTAATTATAATTCTACATTGGTTGGTTGGGAATCTCAATCTGTATTAAAGAATGTCACCTTTCATGGTGGATCATCAACCCCATCAGGTAAGGGAATAACAGCTCGAGCCTCCTTAAGAAATGATCATTTTTGGACTATAGTTGATGGTGATGGTTAAGTTTGGTTTTTAGTTTAAAGGATTATATATTTAAAGTATAAATCCTATATTGATGTATTGGTTAGTAGAGACAGAGGAACAAGTAAAAAATTTTAAGTCTGAAGGGTATAAGGAAGGTTTTGTAGAAATTATTCCTTATAACTCATTCCAACATCCTATAACTAACTCTATTTCTCTAATTTATATAAGACCTTTAAATTCTACTAAGGGGTTTATATTTCCCATTAACCATAGTGAGGCTTTTTTACTGTCAGAAGAGATTCCAATCTCAATTTTAGAAACATTCTCAACCTTATATGTAAGAGATAAAAAGGAATTTTTACATTACATTATTCATCCTAAAATAATGGATTTAACCTTCCATAATATAAATTATAAATTAACTCTCCCCACAGTTTATAATTTCTTCCAAAGAAAATATGAAAATAAAAAGGACCTCAATTTAATAATCCCCATAGTAAAACATTATGAGTATTGTGAAAAAATCTATAACGATCTTAAACCCTATATAAAGTCACAACATAATACATTTTTAAATAATAAATCATCTGTAGTTTTTAACTTTATAGAAAAAAATGGAATTAAAATAGATCCTGTTAAATTTTCAAATATTTTTTACCCAACAGAAGAAAAACACATTTATACTAATTACAATTTAAAAACTACAACGGGCAGACCATCTAATTCTTTCAATAATATAAACTATGCGGCTTTAAACAAAAGTAACAAAAGCAGAGAAAGCTTCATCCCTCAAAACCAAAAATTTATAGAAATAGATATTAGTGCTTATCATCCAACAATACTTTCCAAAATAATAAATTATGATTTTAGAGGTAAAGATATTCATCAATATTTTGCGGATTTATATGAAGTGAGTTATGATAAAGCTAAAGAAATAACTTTCCAACAGTTATATGGTGGGGTCTTTGAAAAATATCAACATTTAAAATTCTTCCAAGAAGTAGATAAATATATTAATTCTACATGGGAAAAATTTGAAAAAGAAGGATTTATAGAATGTCCTATATCTAAAAAAAGATTTGAAAATTCTATTTTAAAAGATATGAATCCTCAAAAACTATTAAACTATATATTACAAGCTACAGAAACAGACCTTAATGTGATATTGTTATGGGATATGTCACAAATATTATACGATAAAACCACAAAATTAGTGCTTTATACGTATGACAGCTTTTTATTCGATACCCTTGATGAGGACAAAGAGGTAATCGATAAAATCAAAGATATTTTCATTAAACATAATCTTAAATTTAAGGTAAAGGAAGGGTATAATTATGATGAAATGCGTTAAAAAGGATTCATTATAGTTTGGCGGGGATAAAAGACTTTCGTATATTTAACATATAATAAATAAAACATAAATACGCTATGGATATAAAAGCAATAAAAACCAAATTAGATTCTTTGAACAATCAATCTACTGGAGGTTATGATAAAAACCTATTTTGGAAACCTACTCCAGGGAAAGAGGTTATAAGAGTCGTTCCTTCAAAATTCAACCCTAAAATGCCTTTCAAAGAAATGAAATTTTACTATGGGATTGGAAGTAAAAAAGTAATGGCTTCTCCTTTAAATTGGGGAGATAAAGATCCTATTTTTGAATTCGCTAAATCTTTAAGAAATAGTAATGATAAAGAAAATTGGAGACTAGCTAAAAAACTGGATGCTAAAGTAAGAACTTTTGTCCCCGTAATCATAAGAGGAGAAGAAGATAAAGGAGTTAAATTATGGCAGTTTGGAAAAGAAATCTATGAAGCTTTTCTTACAATGGCTGTTGATGATGAAATAGGAGACTATACTGACATAGTAAATGGTAGGGATATCAAGTTAAACACTGTAGGTCCAGAAATAACGGGTACCACTTATAATAAAACCACAATCTCACCATCCCTAAAAATGTCTCCTCTATCAGCTAAAAAAGAAGAAGTGGAAAAGTTCTTAGAAGAACAAACAGATCCTTTGTCTGTATTTAAAGCTTACTCTTTTGACGAAATGAAAGCTTCTCTAGAAGAATGGTTACAACCTGATGAAGATGATGATAGTGAATTAGTGACAGAAACAGCCCCCCCAACTAATTATAATCTTAAAAAGAAATCCTCTGATTCCGAAAAATTCAATTCTTTATTTAAAGGAAATGATGTGGAGGGAACACCAGAAGATGATCTACCCTTTTAATTTTTAAAAAATGGCTAAAAAACAATCACAAGATTTAAAAAAAGCTATTTCTTCAGAAATTAAAAATAAATTTAATTTAGATAGTTTTAAGAATAAGAAGGGTCTAGCTTCAAATTCCAAATTTAAAGAACAAACTTGGATCCCTCTTTCTGAAGCCTATCAAGAAATAACATCAACCCCAGGAATCCCTCAAGGGCAAATTAGTTTGCTCAGAGGTCATTCGGATACGGGAAAAACAACCGCCCTTTTAGAGGCGGCGGTGTCTGCCCAGAAAAGAAAAGTACTACCTGTATTTATTATTACGGAGATGAAGTGGAATTGGGAACATGCTATCCAAATGGGTCTCGAAGTAAATGAAGTAAAAGATCCTGATACTGGAGAAATTGTAGACTATACTGGGGATTTTATTTATATAGATAGAGAAAGTATAAATTCCATAGAGGATGTTGCTATCTTTATATTGGATTTGATAGATGAACAAAAGAAAGGAAATCTACCTTGGGATTTATTATTTCTTTGGGATTCAATAGGATCAGTTCCTTGTGAACTTTCTCTAAGATCTAACAAAAACAACAATGAATGGAATGCTGGAGCTATGTCTACTCAATTTGGGAACAATGTTAACCAAAGAATAGTACTATCTCGAAAGGAATCCTATCCTTACATAAACACCCTAGTCTGTATAAACAAAGTATGGACCGCTAAGGCTGAATCTCCTATGGGTAAACCTAAGCTGATGAATAAAGGAGGTTTTGCTATGTGGTTTGATGCTGCCTTTGTAGTTACTTTTGGAAATATATCAAATGCTGGTACTTCTAAAATAAAAGCTATCAAAAGCGGGAAACAGGTGGAATTCGCTAAAAGAGTAAATATCCAAATTGATAAGAATCACATAAATGGAGTTACTACTAGAGGTAAAATAGTAATGACCCCTCATGGTTTTATTTTAGATAATGAAAAATCCCTTAAAAAATATAAAGATGACAACTCTGAAACTTGGGCCGCTATCTTAGGTGGGGGAGATTTTAATATAGTGGAAGAGGATGATCAATATGATGATAATATAGATTCTTTTACTTCTGAACCTGAATAAATTGGCTTTACTATAAGAGTTTTATATATTTATCAATATACAAAACATTTTATGAACAAAAAAAATTTATTTAATCTCCTTAATAACGTTAAGGAAGAAGGAAAAGAGACTGTTGAAGGGAAAAGAGTTCTCATTATTGATGGTTTGAATTTATTTTTCAGGAATTTTGCAGTATTAAATATGGTAAACCCTCAAGGTTCTCATATAGGAGGTCTTGGGGGTTTTTTTAGGTCTTTAGGGTTTCTGATAAAAACTATGGACCCGTATGAGGTCTATGTAGTTTTTGATGGTTTAGATTCCTCTAAAAGCAGAAAAAATTTAATATCTGAATATAAATCAGGAAGAGATACTATGAGAGTTAATACTTTTGTATTTGATGATCGAGATGAGGAAAACGATTCCAAAATAGACCAAATAGTAAGAATAACACATTATTTAAAAACCCTCCCAGTGAAAACTATAATAATAGATAAAGTTGAAGCTGATGATGTTATAGCATTCCTAAGTACCAACCTCCCTAAAAAACCAAAGGATAAAATATTCATAGTTTCCTCAGACCAAGATTTCCTCCAACTTATAAATTCAAATGTCACAGTCTATAGACCTATAGAGAAAGAATTCTATACTAAGGAATCTGTAAAAGATAAATTTAATGTTTACCCTGAAAATTTTCTTATATATAAAACATTAATGGGGGATACCTCCGATAAACTAAAAGGAGTTAAAGGTTTAGGTCCTAAAAAACTATTTAAACTCTTTCCTACATTAACCTCAAAGAAGACAACATTAGAGGATATATGTTCTATATGTGAATCTAATATAAAGGATCATATCATTTATCCTAAAATATTAAAAACAATAACAGAGTTAGAAAAAAGTCATAAAGTTATGGATTTATCAAAACCTATGTTAAGTTTACAAGATGAAGATTATTTAAATGAAATTATTAAAAATAAAAAATTAAATTATGACCCTGAACAATTTTTACAGTTTTATAAAAAAGACCAATTAGGTAATATTATTAATAATGTAGATTTATGGATTAAAACAACCTTTGAAAAAATAAAAAATAAATGACTCTTTCCAATATACAAGCTTATGGGCCCTCATTCCAAATCAAAGTTATATCATCTTTGTTAACCCATAAAGATTTTTTAAATAATATATATGATATAGTTAGACCTGAAGACTGGGACAATCCCGCCCACTCTTGGATAATAGAAAAAATATTGAAATATTATGAGGATTATCATAATACAATATCAATGGAGATATTAAAAGTAGAACTCCAAAAAATCCCTAATGATATATTAAAAATCTCAGTTAAAGAACAATTAAGGTTGGCTTACGAAACTAGTAAAGATGATTTAGATTATGTAAAGAAAGAATTTTCTACTTTTTGTAAGAACCAACAACTGAAATCAGCTTTAATAGAAAGTGTAGATTTATTATCTAATGGGGAATATGATTCTATAAGGCATATAGTAGATAAAGCCCTGAAAGCGGGAGCTGATAGGAGTGTAGGACATGAATATGAGAAAGATGTAGAAGCTAGATTTAGAGAAAACTCTAGAAAGGCAATTCCTTTTCCCTGGGACTCCTTTAATAACATAACTCAAGGAGGTTATGGGGGTGGAGATTTAGTATTAATATTTGGTAATCCTAAAGGAGGAAAATCATGGGCGGTAGTAGCCATGGCCGCCGAAGCCTTGAAAGCCGGATATAACGGAGTATATTATTCTCTAGAATTAGGTGAAGAATATGTAGGTAGAAGAATGGACGCCTGTTTAGCAGAAATTCCTGTAGACGATTTAGGACAACATAGAGAAAAAATAGAAATGATAGCTGATTCCTTACCTGGAAGATTAGTAATCAAATCATACTCACCAAAAAGAGCTTCATTAAGTACTATAGAAGCCCACTTAAATAGTTTAGATTTCAAACCAGACTTCATTATAATAGATTATCTAGATTTATTAAAAGGAAGACAAATTAGAGGTGAAAGAAAAGATGAAATAGATGACATATTTACAGACGCTAAAGGATTAGCTAAAGAACTAAACATTCCTATAATATCACCATCACAAGCAAACAGATCAGGAGCAGATAAAGCTATCTTAGAAAGTACTCACATTGCAGGCAGTTTTGATAAATTAATGATAGGAGATATAATAATATCACTATCAAGAGGGAGAAAAGATAGACTTGATGGTACAGGTAGGTGGCACTTTATGGGAAACAGATATGGTAAAGATGGATGTACTTTCTATTCTCCTTATATAGATACATCAATGGGCAAGTTTGAAATCGAAGAAGATGAAATGGATGAAGAGGAATTAGAATACGCTCAAAAGACCCAAACTACAGATATAGAAAAATCTGAGAAAAAGAAATTACGTGAAAAGTTTTTTGAATTAGGTATGAATAAATAAAATTATATATTTATAATTACGCCCAAAAATTAACAATACAAGATTATATGTCAAAAGGAAAAGAATTTTTATCTCAACTAAAACTATACACCGATTATTTAAAATGGGATGAATCCCTAAATCGTTATGAAACATGGAATGAAGCGGTTGAAGGAGTATTAAACACCCATACCATGAAATATGGGGATAAAATACAACCCTATCTTGATGAAGTTATGGAATCATATAAAGAAAAAGAATTCCTAGCTTCTCAAAGAAATCTCCAATTTAGAGGGAAACATTTACTAAAAAACCATGCTAGGATGTATAACTGTTGTGTTACATATGCCTACTCTCCAGATATTTTTAATAAAGGATTTTTCGTTCTTTTAGCAGGTACAGGGTTGGGAATATCTCTAAAAAATAAATATGTAAGTTTATTACCTCCATTAGTAAAAAGAGACTCAAAAGAAGCTAAACAGCATATAGTAGAAGACTCAGTGGAGGGGTGGTCTGAAGCTTGTAAAGTACTAATATCTTCCTTTTGTTCCCATCCATCATTATATGAAGAATATTTTGGGTATCAAATAAAATTTGATTACTCTCTAGTAAGACCCAAAGGGTCTTTGATTTCTGGAGGGTTTAAAGCCCCAGGACCCGAAGGGTTAAAACAAGCTTTAGAAAAAATAGAAAATTTAATAAATTCTGCTTTAGGAGACAAACTTCAAATTCCCTTTAAATCTATACTAATATATGATATCTTTATGCATTTATCAGATGCGGTGTTGTCAGGTGGAGTAAGAAGAAGTGCTATGAATATAATAATGGATCAAGACGATACTGATCTAATAAACGCTAAAACGGGAACATGGTATATAGATAACCCTCAAAGAGCTAGAAGTAATAATTCTGTGGGTCTTCTTAGAGGTAAGTTCTCGAAAGAGGAATTTTTAAATCTAGTTGAAATTAATCAAGGAGATAGTGATTTAGGTTTTGTTTTCATGTCTCATGAAGATGATATGTTTAATCCATGTTTTGAAATCCAATTCAATTTTTATACCAAAATAAAAAACCTAAACGAATCAGTTTTCCAGTTTTGCAATTTAAATGAAATAGATGCCCTCTCATGTTCTAACAAAACCAACAACAAGTTTAATGAAGAAACATTTTACAAAATTTGCAGAAATGCTTCTATTGTTGGGACTTTACAGGCCGGATATACTTCATTCCCTTACTTAGGAAAAGAAACAGAAGAAATAGTAGCTGGAGAGGCTTTATTAGGAGTTTCTATAACGGGGTGGATGGCTCGACCAGAACTTTTTAATAAGGAAATATTAATTAAAGGGGCTCAAATAGTAAAAGATACTAATAAGGAAGTTGCTGAATTTTTAGGAATTAACCAAGCGGCTAGATGTACAACAGTAAAACCATCGGGTAATGCTTCTGTGATTTTAAAATCTCCCTCAGGAATCCATCCCGAACATTCCCAAAATTATTTTAGAATAATGCAGTTAAATAAGGACAGTGAGACGGCTAAATATTTAGAAATACATAATCCCGAAATGTTAGAAGAATCCTCTTGGTCTGCTACAAACACCGATTATGTTGTATATTGTCCTTTTGAAAATCCTAAAGGTACCTTATATAAAAGTGAAATGATGGGGGTAAAACATCTAGAACTGATCCGCTTAGTCCAAAATTCCTGGATTAAAGGAGGAAAAAATAAAGAGCTATGTTATTTACCAGAAACTTCCCATAATGTATCTAATACTATAATCATTGATGATATGAATGAAATGACAGATTATATCTTTAAACATCAAAATGAATTCGCTGCCGTATCTTTCTTACCCCAAACAGGGGATAAAGATTATGCTCAAGCCCCATTTACTTCAGTACTTACTACTCAAGAGCTAGTTAATAAATATGGAGATGGGGTGATTTTTATGGCAGGGTTAATTGTGGATGGTTTACATTATTTTAATGATAATTTATGGAAAGCTACACAACACGTCCAAGATAAAAATATGACGATAGAAGGTTCTAGAACCCAAGTCCTTCTTAAAAAAGATTGGATAAGAAGAGTAAAGAAATTTGCTTCTAATTATTTCAAAAAAGATTTAGAAAAAACTATATATTGTATGAAGGATGTTCATCTATGGCATAAATGGAATCAAATAACCCAAAACATATCTTTAATAGATTACACTTCAGTATTAACTAAACCTTCATATGCTGATATTGATACTATGGGAAGTATTGCATGTCAAGGATCCTCATGTGAAGTAATATGATAGAATATACTTATTTAGGAAAACCTTGTTGGGTTTACACTTTATACCTAACTCAAAAATTACATATGTATAATAAAATAAAATAAAATGGACAATTTCGATTTAAAAAAATACTTAGTGGAAGGAAGGCTATTAAAAGAAGACAAAAGTGCAACTATTTTAAGTAATCAAATCTTGGATTTTTTAGAATCAAATAAAGTAATTACATCTAATGATGCTCAAAGGATACATAAAGAGCTTACTAAATTTTTAGAAGACAAGAATAATATTAAACAACCTGATAATGTAGGAGGTTCTGCGTTAACTGAAATAGATTATGATGGGGTTTTAGATTTAAGAGGAGAAAAAAGAGAATTAGAAGATGAAATTGAACAGCTGTTCATTGATATGGAGCAGGAAGCTGAACCCGAAGGAGGAGAAATAGCTAATAGATATGGTAACGAATTAAATGATTTAGAAGCTCGTTTATATAAGTTCAAAAACAACTGGATCATTACGATATGAATGAATCTAAATCCACAAATTAAAACAAAAATAAAATGAACAATTTCGATTTAAAAAAGTATTTAGCTGAAGGTAGGCTATTAAAAGAAAATGCACCGGGATACGACACCCGAAAACAAGGTGAAGCTTTACCAACATTAGAAAATGTTAAAGCAGCTTACGAAGCTAAAAACAAAATTAAAGAAAACATAGATGATTACATTGTAGATCAAAATTCTAAATATCTTACTGATCAGATTGAGGATGATATGATGAATAGTGAATTTGAAAGTAAAGAAGATATTAACCTATTTATAGATAGCATCATTGAGGGGGTTAACAAATTAAGAGATAAAAAACTTAAAGAGTTCGGTGGTGATAAGTCAGATGATTTCATCAACCCTGGAAATACCATTGGACGAGATAAAGAAAGAGATGAAGAATTTCTTAATATAAAAGAAGATAGTGGAGACATTGAAAAATTAAAAGCTGCATATAAAGAATTATATCTTAAATACCCAAATAATGCTAAAAGAGCAGGATTTGAACATAAGAGTTTTTTAGATAATGATCGATATGAAGAATTATATTTCCATTCAGATTGGCCTAGAGAATTTAGACATGAAGATGAATATGATGGTATGGCCCACAAATACCAACAAATCATAAGAGATGTTGAAGATTGGGAGGGGGAAGTAGACAAATTGTTTACTAAGTTTAATGTTCCTTTTAACTCACATGCCGGTTAAAAATAAAATAAAATAAAATGGACAATTTCGATTTAAAAAAGTACTTAGTGGAAGGGAAGCTATTAAAAGAGGAAAACAAACCAGAACCTAAATTCAAAATTGGTGATAAAGTTACAACAACACCCCAATCAGGTCTAGGTAAAGGTTTTAAGGGTATTATTTGGGATGTTTACATGAATGAACCTGAAAATCTAGAAATAAAAGATGGTGAGTATGTTTATGTTGTTGAACATGATAATTATAGAGGAAATATGGTAATGAGTTATAGAGTAAAAGAATCAGATTTAATAAATATAGTATAAATAAAATAAAATGGACAATTTCGATTTAAAAAAGTACTTAGTGGAAGGAAAGCTATTAAAAGAAAATATGGATCTTGAAATCTACGACCAATCCGTAGAATTAACAGCTGATTCTGGTGATTATAATGGTGAAATAAAAGATGGTAAAGTATCATTTTCAGTAGTATATGATGATGAAGATGATAGAGATGGAATGGAATTTGATGAAGATAACTGGAAAGATATATTAGGTCTAGATCATGCATTCACAAAAATATCAAGTCAAATACCTACTGAAGTTGAAGCATTAGGTGATTATGTTATGATTACCGTAGATTTAGAAGATCTTAAAGGAATGATTGGTAGGGAAAATGAGGATTTTAAAGATTCAGAAGAGGGTGAATATCAAGCTTCATTAGATAGACTTAGAACAATTGATAGGCCTTAATTACATCTAATGATGCTCAAAGGATACATAAAGAGCTTACTAAATTTTTAGAAGACAAGAATAATATCCAATAAGCAGGTAATACAATAGGTGAAGGTGTTTGGGGGTATAAAATAAGAAACACATAAAATAATTGAAGTATAATGGAAGAACTAAACACATTTAGAAAATATTTAAATGAGAACCAAAATCAATTTCAAGTTGTTTTTTATGGTAATGGTGAAGAGGCTAAGTACTCCCAAATCTTTAATTCTAAAAGGGAATCTATATCGTTTGCTAATGGACAAGAATGGGATGAACAAGTAGAAGTATATAAAGATGGAGATTATAGATATGAAACCAAATATCATTATCATAACCCAGAGGATGGGGAAAATTATAATGAATATGAAATAATAGAGTTAAGCTAAAATCTGACAAAACATATTAAAATAAATTATATTCCTAATCTCAGGAATCTTATTAGGATTTTTTAAAATGTATTTCCTTTCAGGAGTTGCTATAGGAATCTTTTTAGGACTCAATAAAGATATATTTAAACCATCAAACGATGAAACAACACCAACCAACCCCTCCATCTAAATGGAATAGTACTCGATTAGTTATAGCCCTTACTTGTATATTATATATAGGTTGGGTAACTTACATAGCAGAATATAAAGACTGGCCAGAAGTGATCCACACCGCTTTATATGCTATAGCAGCTATAGGGGGAGGGTATATAGGTTTAAATACTTTTAGTCGTGGGGGTATGATGGGGGGAGGAGTAATGAATGCTTTAGGAGGAATGGGGGGTCAAGCTATAAACATAGTCAACCAAACTAGATATAAAAACGAAACCCCGGGATTTGAGGATGAATCTGACCCTGAAGATATCCCACTATAAAAACTAAAAACCAAAACAATCAAATCAGTAAGAATAGATAACCAATAAAAAATAAATTATGCCTATAAATTTCGGAAGACCTATAAATCGTATAGTACTTCATTGTACCGCTACTTCCCAAAAGGCTACAGTAGATAGTATCATAAACTATTGGTCTAAGGTTCTAAAATGGAAGCATGTAGGATATCATTATATAATAGGAGTAAATGGGGAAAGACATATCTTATCTAATTTAAAATCCCCAACAAATGGGGTTAAAAATTATAATTGGGATTCAGTTCATATTTCATATATAGGGGGGGCTAGAGGAGATGATAGAACTGACGCTCAAAAAGCAGAATTAGAAAATCTTCTTTTAGAATTGGTTTCACCAGATATTTTAGGTATATTACCTGTTGTAGGTCATAGGGATTTATCCCCAGACCTAGATAGAAACGGAATTATAACCCCAAATGAATGGGTTAAGTTATGTCCTTCATTTGATGTTAATAAATGGTTAAAGGAAATTAATTTTTATAACAAGATAATAAAATGACAAGTAATAATTGGTATTATAAAATACCCATTGAAATACGGTTAATAATTATAGGGATTATAATCTTTACAGGATGGTCATATTTATCTCCCAAACCTCAATCCTCAAAACTTCAAGACCAAATCCAAGAACTGAATAATCAGATAGAAATAAATTCTAAATGGATATATGAAGTTGATAGTATATTAAAAACTTCAGAGGATTTATCTATTTCTGTCAAAGACCAAAACTCCGAAATACAATCTTCAATTAAACAAACTCAAAAGAAAAGAAATGACATTCTTAAGAAAGATATTAATAACATTGGTTCTTATTCTGATAGGGAACGTGACGCTCTTTGGGCAAAAATCTCAACTTCTCCCAACTACACCCTTACCCCAAAGGAATGATACTATAGGGGCTATAGTAATAAATTACTACCCTATAGATTATTCTCTCATGCCAGAAAGAATTACCTTAAATGGACGGAAGATGGTTGTCTTTACCCCCCTTCAAGAAGAACAACTTTTGATAAACCAAGGATATTCTGAATATTACAAAGGAAGTTTATTAGAATTTGTAGAAGCTAACAGTAAAAATATAGCCCTTATAGATACCCTCTTAGGTAATACTGAAGTATTAGAAAATTATTTACTATATGGTTCTAAATATCTTAAGAACACTCAATCGGGGTGGGTTAAAGGAATAGAACTTGCCGAAAAATTTGACAAGAAAAACAAAAACAAAAATATAACCATAGTTCTCATAGGAACAGGAAGTTTCCTAGTAGGAACTTATTGTGGTATTAAAATATACCAATTAATACAAACCCCATAATGAAAAAGTATATATTACCAATTCTAATTCTTCTCTCAGGTTTATCTATCTCCATTTCTGCTGCCTTATATTCAGTTATAGGTCTTTCTAAACTGTTTGCCGGTGCCTCTCTTACAGTAATGATAATGGCTGGATCTCTTGAATTCTCAAAACTTGTAGCAGCTTCCCTCTTATACACTTACAGAAAAACCATTCCTTCATTTTTAAAATATTATTTAATAATGGCTACTGTAATATTAATGGGAATCACCTCTATAGGCATCTATGGATATCTTAGTAGTGCTTACCAGGAGGTAGCAAATAAGGATCAAAATGTAGATTTCCAAATAGAACTTTTAGAAAACAAAAAAGAAAATTTTCAATCTCAATTAGTATTATATACCCAAGAAAAAACCTCAATAGATGAAGGTGTATCTTCTTTAAGAGGGGGGTTATCAAACAATAAAATCCAATATAAGGATAAACAAGGAAATATAATAAATACTACTTCAAGTTCAACAAGGACATCATTAGAAAAACAGTTAACTCAATCTTTTGAAAGGCAATCTCAACTTAATATCAAGATAGATGAAATAAATTCTGAAATATTTTCTTTGAATTCTCAAGTTATGGATATTAAAACTAATAATGGAATAACCTCAGAATTAGGCCCCCTAAAATATTTAGCAGAATTAACAGGGATGGGGATGAACCAAGTTATAAACTGGTTGTTATTAATTATAATATTTGTGTTTGACCCTCTAGCCATTGCTTTAATATTAGCGGCTAACTTTGCCTTCTCCCAAATTAAAATTAAAACAAACTTGCAGGGAGAGGAGATAATAACCCCTCCTACCTCAACAGACCCCCCCCTCCTAAAAAAAAAACCTAAACCTGAACCCCCAACTATAACCCCTAAAAAAGTAAAGGAAGAGGAATATATAGATCCTTCTTTATCGGGTTGGAGGAAAAATAAAATCGCTAGAGAAAAATCCAAAAAGGATGATTTCTCTTCAGGTAAAACCTACAACTAAAAAATGTTTGGCCTTCCAGGATAAGGATGTTATATTTATATTATAAATAAATTATGAGTTTCAAAAACTACATATATTATTCCCGGAATGATAGCAAACGAGAGCCTATTGACTCTTGTAATGCCTCTAACTATTTAGATGCTGAGAGGATCTTTATGGAAAGGAAAAAATTAGGAGTGAAAATCTTTAACAAACTTTTTGAAATAAAACTTAAACAATGATTGAATTTATGATGCATTTTCTAGGAATATGTGGGGAATCTCACCCTAATGTTTTGGTATTTCTTTTTGGGGAAATGGGGATTGATTTTAATATGATGTTAATGAATATCAAAGCTGTCTATTTTAAATTTAAAAAAGATGACTAATAATTTTGAACTAATAGAACCATTACTTAATTTTTCGGATGTTAACGATTTCTATATAATTGAACTTATTCAGAGAAGGAAGGAAAATCCTTCAATCTCAAGAAATCTGAATATTATCAAGAAATACAATATAACTTCACTTGAGAAATTGAAGGAATGTATGGAAGAAATCATCATATTTTGTAATGTTTCAAATTGTAGAGCCTATATAAGACTCAACAGAAGAAACTTCAAGGATTTATCCCTAGAGGTTATGGTTAAAACAACAGAACTAATAAGAGATGGTCAATACAAAGCTCTTAGGAAAGTCCATGACAAAGTTGCAGGCAACCATCATTCAGAGAAGGTTAGAAAATGGATAGTTGATATTGATGAACCTGCTGATGTATTGAGAGCATCCACAATCATAGAGTATATCGAAACACTTGGTGGTGAAGTCTATGTTGAAATACCATCATTAAACGGCATCCATATAATAACCTCTCCATTTAGGGTAGATTATTTCAAAAAAACATACCCCGATATTGAGATTCATAAAGACAACCCAACAAATTTATACATACCATGAAAATATCCCATGAAGTTCCAAGATGCCTCCTTGAAGAAAGCAAAAAATTTAATGACTATCAATATGCTTTAGTCCATCTCTTAGAAAAAGATAAGGAATATGAACAACATTTCCTCCAATGTAAAGAAGAAGGAATCCCTATATATTTAGATAATAGTCTACACGAGTTAGGAACAGCGGTAGGGGGAGATATTTTATTGAAATGGATAGAAAAACTAAAACCAGAACATGTTTTTGTTCCTGATGTATGGGGAAACGCTAATGAGACTCTAAAAAATGCTTTAGAATGGAGCAGAAAAGCCTACCCTGTAGAAACAACTCCTATAGCTATAATTCAAGCCAATACTTTAAATGAGGCTGAGATTTGTTACCAAGAATATAAAAAAGTGGGATATGAGAAAATAGCATTCCCTTATGGTAGTTCTTATTATAACAGTCTATTTCCTCATGCTAATAGATCGATAGGAGGGGTTTTAGGGAGAAATTATCTTCTTAATAGGTTGTATTTAAATGGTACTATAAAAAAAGGAGATAGGATTCACCTTTTAGGAACATATTGTGCTTTTGAATTTGGTTTATATAGGGGTGTTGAATATAATATTGAAAGTATAGATACTTCCAACCCTATTATGGCTTCCATAGAGGGATTAATTTATGGTCCTATGGGTTTATTTAAAAAACCTTTATCTAATTTAAACCTAAGTTTTGAAATTGATAAAAATGATATTAATTTACCATTATTATATCATAATATAGATCTTTTTAAACAAATAATAAGATGAGATTAAACAGAAAAGAATTTACACGAACAATGCATCCTTATGTTAAAAAAATAATATATTCAAACTCTCGAAGAATGGGTTGGATAGATTTGGAATGGGAAAATATTATATATATATTAGCAGATAATAGACACCTATTAACCCTAGAAGAGGAAGAATTAATAAAAAAAATATCCGACAGATTATGAATACTGAAAATTTATGGTGGGGTTATATTCATAAAAATGGTAGTATACAAACCAAAAGATACCTTGACAAAAGAGACTTAGAAGAGGCTTATGAATCTCCTTTTGTTTGGAGAGTTATAGAACCCTTCCTATCTAAAGATAGGGAAGAGGCTTTAGAAATAATTTCAAACAAATCCAAAATATGAAAAAGAAAAATGTAGTACTTTCACTCTCCGGAGGGATGGATTCTAGCACCTTGTTACTTAGATGTTTAAATGAATATGAAAATATAGTTTGTGTTTCATTTGACTATGGTCAAAAACATAAAGAGGAATTAAATAAAGCTAGGGAACTAGTAGAATATTTAAATTTGAATCCTCATAGGAGTTTTATTACACCTTCAAAAGTAACAATCAACTATCCTCAAACTAAACATCGTGTAATAGAATTAAAAGGCCTATCCGAACTTTTGGTTAGTGGGTTAATAGAAGGAGGAACAGAAGTACCAGAAGGTCATTATGAACAGTCTAACATGAAAGAAACTGTTGTTCCTAACCGAAATAAATTATTCTCATCTATAATACAATCTATAGCTTTATCCATAGCTAATGAAACGGAAGAATGTTGTGATATAGCAATGGGGATCCATGCTGGAGATTTTAATATATACCCAGACTGTAGACCTGAATTCAGAGATGCAGACCAAAAAGCTTTCAGATTAGGAAATTGGAATTGGGAAAACGTAAAATATTTTACCCCTTATCTTGAAGGGATGAAAATAGATATCTTAAAGGATGGTGTTAGGTTATGTGAAGAATTAGGTTTAAAATTCAAAGAAATTTATAAAAGAACTATAACCTCTTATAAACCAATAACAATAGAAGGGAAAGTTTATAGTGACTATAAATCCGCTTCTAGTGTCGAGAGGATTGAAGCTTTTATAAAATTAGATAAAAAAGACCCAACACTTTATGCCGACCAAAATGGACCGGTTAAATGGGAAACTGCAAAGAACCATGTGATGGAAGTTCTTAAGAACCACCTTCAAGAAAAAACTTTTAAAATGTTTAAAAAAATATATGAGTAAGATTAACATCAAACCTTCTAATGACCCTCTAAAAGGTTCTGTTCCTTCACCATCTCCAACTAAAAAATCAGATCTATCTCTAAAACCTATAAATCTTCATACTTATGAGGTGGTTTATGAAAACAGAAAAACCCTTTGTGAGTTTGTAATGGATGTTGATGGGTTCTATTATGCGAGGGGCTTAAATAGTGGTTATTGGACTGAACATAACTTGCTATTAGTAGCAAATGAGTTAACTCGTATAAATAGACCTTGGAATGAAAAGATTAGAAAGGAGTTTGATAAAAAGATGAAAAATGAACCTGAAATTTTTAAAGGATTTTGAATAAACTAGACAAACAATATCTAGATTTAGTAGAACATATTCTATTGAATGGTTACGATAAATCAGATAGGACGGGGACCGGAACTTCCAGCATATTTGGTATGCATATAACACATAACATGAAAGATGGATTTCCTATACTTACAACAAAGGAAATCAATTTTGAGAACATTGTATCAGAACTTATTTGGTTTTTGAGAGGTGACACGAACATTAAATACTTGGTGGAGAATGGGAATAATATTTGGGTGGGGGATTGCTTCTCTAATTATCTAAAGGATGGTAAACCACTTACTAGAAAAGAATTTATACATGAGATAAAAACTAATATCGAATTCGCAAAGAAGTGGGGGGAACTAGGTCCCATATATGGTAAACAATGGAGGAATTGGAATATACGTTTTGACACAAACCATCCTGCCATTCAAAATAAAGCGTATTCCCTTACAATAAAGGATTCAATAGATCAGATCTCCGACATAATACACGAACTAAGAACCAATCCAGATTCTCGTAGGATGTTAGTATCGGCATGGAACCCCGCGGATTTACCCGTAACAGATAATAGAACATCTGATGAACTTTATCAAATATATTTAAAAGATTTTACCCAATCAAAAAAGCAATAAATTTTAAAAATATAAAATATATGAAGCCTTTAAATAAAGAAGCATTCTTAAAAGAATTAAAATGTAATATTAAATTTAACAAAAGGTATGGATTAAAAAATATAACTGAAGGTAAGCAAGTATTACCACCATGCCATTATGGATTTCAAGTTTATACAAGAAAATTGTCTATGGGTGAGCGAAGAAATTGGTGCCTACAAAACAATGTCATTTTAGAACATTTAGAAGCTGGTTTAGAGAATGAAGAAGACGATATGAGAGCTAACCGTGTCCCAACAAGAGCAATCTCCTTAATATGGAATCAAAGATCAGTTGATGTTGGGTTGGGTTTACCCTATAACATAGCTTCATATGGTTTATTATTATCAATAATTGCAAAAGAAGTTAATATGGTCCCTGATATGTTGGTTGGCAGTTTAGGAGATACTCATATCTATAACAATCATAAAGATGGACTTAAAGAACAATTAACTAGGGAACCATACGATTTACCAACACTTGTTATAAATGATGAATTCTGGAACCCAGATAGAAAAGGAGTTGAATTTATTAATAACCTAGAAATAAGCGATTTTTACCTAAACGGATATGAAAACCATCCAAACATAAAACTGAAACTAAGTAATTGAAAATTATGGAAAACGATAAAGAAAAAGAAATATCTTCACGAGCTTTTAAAAGATAAATTGGCTTAATACCTTATATTAATTATATTAAAATATAATGAAAAAATATTATACTTTACGTCAGATTGGTGTTTACCATGCAAAACCTTAAGCCCCATCAGGGATTCTCTTTCCAATCAAATATCATTTACAAGAGTAGATGTAGATCTAGAAAGTCAATTACGTGTAAAATATCACGTTAAAAATATTCCATGTTTAATCCTATTAAAAGATGGAGTAGAAATTCAAAGAACTATAGGAATGTTAAATAAAGAACAAATATTAAATTTTGATGATTTAAAAGATAGAGTAAACACAATAACTTATATGTCCGCTACTCCATCAAAATTTGAATTAGAAAATAGTGAATATATTTCGGAATTATTAACCCGTCCTAATAATATAGTAGATCCTAAATTAACTCTTAAGGAGGGGGATTATTTTGGAAGTAATGTTATGATTAATGATATTAAAAATATAGTAAAAAAAGGTGAAACTGTTTTTATAAACTGTATATCTAGAAGATCAGTTAATGATATTCATATTTTACTCTCATACAATAATATTGATAGTGAAGTTATACATTTCAAAATAAAACAAAATAAACGTAAAGAGATTTTAAGAGATTTACGTAGTGGTAAAATTAATGTTATTATTGGTATTAATATGTTACGTGAGGGGATTGATGTAAAACAATGTTCCTTAGTTATTGTTGAGCAAGCTAGTAGAAATAATTTTCTACGTACTAAATCATGTTTAATTCAAGTATCAGGTAGAGCTGCTAGAAATACAAATGGAGAAGTTTTTATGTGTTGTAATCATATATCATCTTCATTAGAGGGAGCAATTGAAGAGATTGAATATAGGAGGGAAAAACAATTAAGTTTAATAGGTAGTATTTAAAAATTAGTATTTTTTATTGAAGTGGGTAACTATTTAGTGAATTTTTGTTTGATAAAATCTAACAGTAATACACCGGAAGCTTGACTACCTCAAATAGGGTTCGTATCTTCATAGGGTAAGAGGGGTTAGAAGCCCAATTGATAATTAAAAAATAAAAGTTATGGAAAGATTTAAAGTATTAGAAGTAAAAAATGTAATAGAAGAAGTAAAGGGACATTTTAATTGTACACATTCTAGTTATGTTGAAAGTTGTGTTGTTCAGAATTTATTAACTAAAGAGATTATAGAATGTGATAATAAAAGTGATGGTTTGAAAAATAAAATTTTACATTTTATTGATAATGGAGATTGTATTGTAGGTGATGAATTTATTATTAGGGATTAAGTAAATAAAAGAAAATGAAAAATATATTACTGGAAAAATTAAACACTAAAATCTCAGATGATTTAGGTGTTGAGAAACTTAAGATTAAATACGAGGTATCTACAAGGGAGGTTTGGTTACTCGGATTATCTTTCGTACATTTATAGTATATTTTAAAATAATAAAAATAATAAAAATAATAAAAATAATAAAAATAATAAAAATAATAAAAATAATAAAATCATGAAATCATGAAATCATGAAATCAAATTTAACAGAAAAACTAGTAGATATTTGCGGTTACTCTATGGACGCCTTGAGTATTAACAACTTAACCGAAGAACAACTCATACAAGTAGAGGCAGAACTTATTAAACACTTTGAATTCGATAAAATTGTTTGGATGAAATCTCAGGGTGGACTAACAGAAGATAAATCAACCCCAATTGTTATAAAATCAATAAAAATATCAGATACAGATAACCCAACTTATAAACATAAAGTAGGATACATCTATACTTTAATGTTTACTCCAAAAATGTATGAGTCGGATACAATATATACCCCAGTAAAAGATGGATGTGTATTTGCCCCCACCACTTACAATCCAGAAACATATAAACCTAAACAAAGTATTACTCTAACTTGGTCACCTGACTTTCCTCAAGATATTGAGGCTCCACAAAGAACATATGAAGATGATAAACAAATGATTCGTGATATGTTAGAAAAAGTATTGGATAATCCTGAAGAGTATAGACCAGTTGAACATACAGGATGCATAGTAAGATTTGCAGCTGTATAATGATATAAGATTAATAAACTAACATATAAAAATTATAAATTTTAAAAATAAAAGTTATGGAAAGATTATCTTTACTATTTATCAAATGGCTTACAAATAAATTAGGATTTAAGATTGTAATGCTTAAAGCAAAATCAGGAAATACCATTATAGAGGGAGATAAAGAACTTCTTCGATATGCGGATATAACAGGATTTTTCTTTAAGAAAGATCCACTAAAAAGAGAATATCCTAAACAACATCAACCCTCACTCGTAAAACCATTATCACCGGAACAATTAAAGGAGTTAGGAATACACATTAATGTAGATGTAGATGAAATTTCAAAATAAGAAAATTGAAAAAAGTCTGGGAAGTAGCACACTTATTAACATAGTTTATATAAATCAAGATGGAGAATAAATTATTAGAAAATTTAAACACTAAAATATCAAATGATTTAGGTGTTGAGAAGCTTAAGATTAAATATGAAGTATCTACAAAGGCAAAATCTAAATTTGGACATTGTAAGTATATAGGACCAAATCATTATTTAATCAGTTTATCATCCTTTATATTGGATACAGAATTGGAAAAAGATACCATTGCACATGAGCTTTGTCACGCTTATGACCATCATTATTTTAAATTAGGACCGGAAACGGCTGGATGTGATCCCAAACCACATGGTGATGCTTGGAAAATGTTGATGGATAAGATTTTTGGTTATAAAAATGTAAAAGCACAAGGAATCCATAAATCAAACCCTAAATATAATAAATTTATAGATAAAGGAGATGGTAGATACGATTTATATGTAAAAGGTTATAAAAAAGCAGTATTCTCTATTGATGGAGATGATTTTTCTATTAAAACACCATCAAATAAATATTTTGAAAATGAGATAGAGGAAGGGAGATATATGCAATTATTTGGTGAATTTTTATCTGAATGAGATTAACAGTAATGCACAGGAAGCTTGGATACCCGAAAAAGCTTTCGTATATTTACGCATAAATAAGGGCAAGAAGCCCATATTATAATTAAAAATAAAGGTTATGGAGACTATATTTGGAAGAGTAATAATGGAGGAGTTTATGGAGTGTATATTCTATTTCCTAGATGTAGAAATAGGTGATTCGATACTAATTAATGAAGATAAATTTACCGATGTTAGAGAATATTTTGGGAAAAAAGTTGAATGTAAGGTTATGGTATGGGATTGTACCAAAACAAGATACAGTGAGAAATATAGAGTAATTGGTGTTGTAAAATAAAGGTTATGAACGCATTAGATAAAATTTCAGAAGAGGCTAAAGTTATTGTTACAGATTTAGCTACCAAGCAGGTCAATGACATGAAAGCTGATTTTACTAAGCACCAGGAATGGGTTAAGGAGAATGGGGAAGTAATAAGATATGGCGTTGCATGTCAGTATACAGGTATAAAGAGGTTTGTTTATATGACCGAACATAGGACTTGGAGTGGTACCAGTTATGACTTACCTGAACAATATATCGAAAAGGATGCATATAAGGCAATTAGAAACAATGGCAATTTAACATATTACATATCTACCTTAGAGAACCAGTTACGTCCTAATTGGGAGGAAAAATATATGGAGACCTTTATATCAGTAAATATGTTTAAGTTACAACGTGCTTTAGCAAAACACTTAACCAATGACATGATTGCAAGTGATATCGTAATTAGAAAGGGGAATGATGGTGCTGAAGTAAATGCTATAGTTGATGGTAAACAATTTGTTACCTACGGAACCTTATGCGGGGGTGATATTCAGTGTTTACATTACAGATACAGAAGCTCGTTAAAATAATTAAACTAAATAAATTAATATTATGACTCCACTAGACCTATGGGTTATATTTTTACCCCTTTATATCCTGCTTGCAGGTATATACAATGAACTATATAAATTAAATAAAGGTAAATAGAGTTGCCTACTTAAACTATAATGGTATAAAAATTTGGATACCCGAGCTATCTTTCGTATCTTTACGTGTTGGTAAGGAAGCCACGTTAATTTAAAAATAAGAGTTATGCAAAATGGATTTAATTTAAAATCCGATTTCACTCCTACTAAAGATCAATATAATTCAATTGATGGTTTATTAGATGGAATTGGTAAGTACAAACAACAAACTTTAAAAGGAATAACAGGTTCAGGAAAAACATTTGTATTAGGGAATGTTATCGATAGAGAAAATAAACCCGCGAGTGTTTTAGCACCTAATAAGGTATTAGCATATCAGCTATATAATGAATTAGTAGCAATGTTCCCCGATAACTTTGTTGGATATTATGTATCTAACTATGATATTTATATACCACCATATTTTCACAACATTCTTAATAAGAAAGTAGGAGGTACAGTAGTTGTTAATCAAGAAAATAAGGATTTACGTTACGCAGTTAAAGATTTCTTAGATTATTCCGATAAAGCTATTTTAATATGCTCCAGTACTATTTTATTTCCAACTTTTGAAAAACAATTGCCAGAGTTAATTACTGAACATAAAAGTTTCATCATCAGGAGATTGAATGAAGAGATGGTTAAACAAGTTAGAGATTTTAATAGGGAAGGTAGATTGGAAGAAGCTGAACGATTAGAAAATCATATAGATCATACCATTAATATGTTGTTACCTTCAGATAGTGAATATTACAATACTGATGTGATTGCACTTTTAGGGGAAAAATTAGGAGATTTTTATTTAACAGATTATTTCAAAAAATCCAAACCAAATTTATTTATTGATGAATCCCATTTAACATTATTACAATTAAAGGCGTTACCTAGTGCTAATAAAGCTAGATCAACAAAGTTAGTAGATAAAGGATTTTATATAAGTAATGTTATCAAAAACAATGTATTAAATTTTTACAACAATGAATAATGATACAATAACTTCCATAGTAGAAAAACTACTTAAACAAAACTCTATAACACCTCAAGAGGCTGTTATATTGTTGAAAGCTGAAATCGAATCTAGTAGGATAAATCTCTTTTATCCTTATAATATCCCTTATAATCCTCCTACTAATCCTTATAATCCTTTCACTATAACATATTAATATTTAAAAACAAAACAAATGCCAAGATATATTTCAACTAAGAAATTCGATAATTTTTCAATAGCTATAAGACAATGGAAGGCCAAACATTCACATTGTCAATTGCTTCATGGGTACTCCTTTGAGGTGAAGGTTTGGTTTGCTTCTAATGAACCTGAAATAGATAAACAGCTTGACTCTATGAATTGGATAGTTGATTTTGGTTCATTTAAGGCTCAACCTGAAGGTAATGGTTTAAAAAATTGGTTAGATGGTTTATTGGACCATACTTTACTAGTTGAAAAAGATGATCCTTATAGGGATTTATTCGAAACTATGGCTATGGAAGGAATATGTAAAGTGCATTTTATGGAAAAGATGGGTGCCGAATATTTAGCTAAATTTATATTAGAAAAATTCAATGATGTTTTTTCAAAAATAGATGCTAATAGATGTAAAGCTATTAAAGTGGAAGTATTCGAAAACAGCAAAAATTCAGGGATATATGAAGAAAATTGAAATCCCAGAAGAAAATATCAGAAAAATTATGGAACATAAAAAATTAGACCGTATAGAAGATTATGATAAGGTTTTACCTATCTTAGAAGTTTACACAGCAATCCAGTCAGAAGGGTCTAGAGCAGGTTATCCTACCATAGTAATCAGAACCACTGGATGCACCCACAGATGTTTTTTTGGGGAAGGTGGATGGTGCGATAGCTGGTATACCTCTATCCACCCAGAAAAGGGTACGCATAATTTTCAATCAATAATTGATATGTATAAATCTAACCCTCATATAAAAGAGATGATGTTAACTGGAGGTTCACCTTCAATGCATCCTTCCTTAGTAAATGAACTTACTCATTTTGCTTACCAAAACAAAATATTTATAACTATGGAAACTGAAGGGTCTCATTTCCTAGAAACAGATCACCCTATAAACTTATTATCTATTAGTCCTAAATTTTCTAATTCTATACCTATAAAAGGAGAAAAAACTCCATTGGGGGCTATAGTAGATGAAAGGATGGTTAAACAACATAATAAGTTCCGTCTAAATTACGCGAATATAATCGATTCTATCAACTACCATCACGATTACCATATAAAGCCCGTAATTGATAAGGACCTCACGATAATGGGAGAAGTTGAAGATTTTTTAGAAAGGTTATCTACCGGCCTCTTATCATCCCCCAAATATATTAATTCTTATGTTAGGTTTGATCTTGAAGGAATTCATAATATGGTTAAGTCTAAGACATGGATGATGCCCGCCGGAGCTACTAGAGAACAATTAATTGAAAGTTATGGTCCTGTAATGAATATGTGTAAGGATAGAGGATATAAATTCTCACCTCGCCCACATATAATTGCATTCGATGAGATGAGAGAGGTTTGATGATGAATTAATATAAAATAAAATGACAAAACCTCTTTTAGTTGTAGAACTTCCAAATTAAATATGAAGAATTGAAGGGCATAATCAGGGATGGGTTAAAAATAAAAAATATTTTGGATAAACAAGAAATACTTCATATCTTAGATAAAATAAAAGAAAATATAAACCTTTGTTGTGCTATAACAATGGAACCTGATGAAGTACTAGAATTGTTGGATAAAATAGAAAAATACATAAATAAATAAAAGAAAAATGAAAGTAAGTATAACTCAAAAATTATTATCCATACTTAATGAACCTTATGAGGTAATGGGTATTCACAACTTAACGGAAGAACAACGTATTCTAGCAGAAACCGAACTCATTAATCATTTTGAGTTTGAAAAAATCATTTGGATGTCTGCCCCTTCGGTATTATTGGAGGATGGTATTACCTTATTGGTTGCTGACGAAACAATTCTATCAGATTCAGAAAACCCAACCTACAAAAATAAAGTAGGATATGTTTACACCATATCGTTTACCCCAAAAATGTATTCACCATTAGATATCCACACTCCAGTTAAAGATGGGTGTGTAATTTCACCTATTACTTATAACCCAAAAACATATGAACCTTCGAAGAGTATTACTCTAACATGGTCACCCTCTATCACACAATACATAGATACACCCCCACTTACCTATGAACAGGAAAAACAAATGATTCGTGATATGTTAGAAAAGGTACTAAGTAATCCTGAGGAATACCTACAGACAGGATTCAGAGGAGGATTATTAAGATATGCGGTGATGTAATATCCCAATAAATTAAACATAATATAAATTCACCATTACTTTGGCCTTTGTAAATAAAATTCATATATTAATACAAATAAATAAACATAAAAGGAGAATAAAATTATGATTAAAAACGAAATTGAATTACTTAAAAAGGCAAATGGTGTAGAAGGAAGTACCAAAAAAACTATCTCCAGTCAAGAGTTAGAAATTGCCAAAGCCGGATATGCTAATGGTATTTCTACACAACTCCATAATTTGCTTGAGAGTGGAGAATGTCGTTCTTTAAATCAAAAAGAGAAGGAGGAAATAATAAATGAGGCTGCCAAACATTATGGTAAGTTCTTAACAGCACTTGGGGTAGATTGGGAAAATGACCCCAATTCTGATAACACCCCACATCGTGTAAGCAAAGCTTATGTTGAAGATGCTTTTAAGGGAAGATATAACCTTTTAAGTGATATCTCAAGTTTCCCTAGTAATTATACAGGTATAATTTTAGAAAAAAATATTGGTATTTATAGTAAATGTTCTCATCATCATGAAAGTGTAATTGGGTATTGTCATATCGCTTATATCCCCGGGGGGGAAGATAATAGGGTGATTGGTTTAAGTAAACTTAATAGAATTTGTAGTTATTTTGCCTCTCGTGGATGTATTCAAGAAGACTTAACACTAGCGATACAAAAAGCAATAGATAAAATTTGTGAGAATAATTTGGGTACCTTAGTAATAATGGAAAATTCTCATAATTGTGTGAAATGTAGGGGAGTTCGTGATATTAATAGTTCTATGATAACCAGTTGTGGGAGTGGTGTGTTTTTAGACCATAATAAAACAGCTAAACAAGAAGTTTTTGATATGTTGAAAATATCTCCCTCAAGATAATTCCTGTATTTGTATTCTTATATAAAAAGTGTTATATCTAGGAATATCAAAAAAAATAATTTGGAATTTACAAAAAGAAAATGTATATTATGTTGAAAGACGAGAATATTAAAATGGATAATAAATTTCAATATGTTAAAAACAAATACCAAAACAAATATCGAAATAAATATGAAAAATAAGATACCTTTCATTTCGGAAGTAGAAGAGTTTAATGAACTTATGAATAAGAGTTGGCAAAACAGAACAACCCCTACCATTGACCTTAAGGATGCCAAATTTGTAATTGATTTTATTCAAGAGGAGTTAGATGAATTAAAAGAAGCAGTTGATGAAAAGGATATAGTAAAAATATTTGATGGGATATTAGATATAGTTTATGTAGGGTTAGGGAATGGTGCTTTAGTTTTTGGTTTAAAGGATAAAATTGAAGCGGGATATGCTGAAGTTCAAGCTTCTAATTTATCCAAAATATGCAATACATTATATGAAGCTGAAGAAACCGTTAGAGTAAGATCATTACAACAAGGAACACCTTGCCGTTATGTTAAAACAGATTATGGATATGTAGTCTTCAGAACTCACGATATGAAGGTAATGAAATCTATTAATTATTTCTCCCCTGACTTGAAAAAATTCTTTACCCAAGACGAAATTGATTCTTGTAAAAAATAAAAATCTATTTACATGTATAAGAAATGTTTTTCCCAGGGGTTAGGGGGCAATAAATGTCTCATCCATCTTTGGGATGATCGAGGGTATGAAAAAATAAAATGGAATAATTGGGCCTTTATAGAATGCTCTGAATCTATTCATACTCATCGAGGGTTAAATGGGGAATTTCTAAAAAAAGTTAATGAATGGGATAAAGATAATCCAAGACTACATTTCCATGATATTACCCCTCACCAAAAATTCCTTATTGAAAAATATGGAATAAATGATGAACCCTCTAAAACCCACAGAGAATTCTTTTGGGATATAGAAACTGAGATGTTAGAATCTCTAACCCCTGAAAGTATAAAAGAAGCAGCTAAAAAAATCACCCAAATCGCTTGGTACGATAAACAACTAGATATGTGGGGTCTATTAATCTTAGACCCTACAGGTAAAGTAGCCCACACCAAACATAGAAATAAAGAAATAATACCTTGCAGAACGGAAAAAGAACTCCTGTTAATATTCTTAGAAAGGTTCAGAGAGATAGATCCCGACATAATAGTAGGATGGAATTGTATTCCAAAAACATCCAGAATATGGAAAGAGGATGAAATTGTAGAAATCGAAAATATACCCAATAATACCCCATTACATGGTGTGGATAACAGAGTACTTCGATATGTATCATCAAAAATGAAGAACCAATATAATCTTCTATTAGAAAATGGTAACACTATAAAAAGTAGTATAGACCATATCTTCCCAGTATATGAAAAAACATCAACCTATCAATCATTAAACCCTATACTAGAGAATGTATCCGATAAATCTGTAAAGGATATGATAGGTAATAACAATGATTTATATCTAGAAGTTATTAAAGGTAATAATCCTAACAATAATCAAAATATGAGTTTAGTAGGGGGTAAAGATACTGTACCTATAACTAATGATGATTTATATCTGTTAGGTCTTATATTTACTGATGGTTGGTATCACAGTGAAGGGAAGGGTGACACTAACTCTATTAGTGTATCTAATAGTTGTAAGGAGCTAATTGAAAATATTATACCTCTAGCAAATATTTATAGGCGAGAATCATCCCAAATTGAGAATATTGATCAATTAAAACCCTCCATATCAAAACTTTACCCTAATGCTAAACCTAATTATAATTTTAGAATGTTTAGTAAAAATTCACATGATGGTAAGTTTAAGTTATTAAAAAAGTTAATTTATGGGGGGAATGATGAAAAATCACTTAATATAAATTTACTATCTAAACTTTCTAAAAAACAATTTTCATCATTCTTTTCAGGGTGTATCGATGGGGATGGTAGTGTTAATAATAAATTTTTATCTTTTTGTAATTATGAAAACAACATCCATAAATTTCATGAGTTGTTATTATGGAATGGTGTTTATTCTACAATTGAATCTTCCGAGAATAATTTAAATATACCATACACCAATATCTTCAATAACAAAACCTTCATTGAGGGTTTATGTTTGAGAGGGTACAAGAATAACCAACAAAAAAATAAAATAAAATATTTTGAATTTAAAAACAAACCCTCATGTAATACTAAAAAGTATGTTCTTAAAGATAAAGTCCTAGTTAGGGTAAGAGAAATTATAGATACTAAGGAGGAGGTAGATATGTGTGATATAACTACCTCAACAAGTTATTTTACTTATGAAGGAGTAAAAACCCATAACTGTGATTTCTTTGATGTACCTTATACCTATTATAGAATGTGTAGAATATTAGGAGAGGAAATTACATCTTATCTTTCTCCTATAAATAAAATAAGAGAAACACCTTGGTATGATGATCAATATATCCAAATAGTAGGAGTTGAATCTTTAGATTTTATGAGGTTACATAAAAAATTCAGTTGGGAGGATGAAATATCCTTTAAATTAGATGACATAGGGGAAAAATATGTAAATCTAAAAAAGATTGAGGCCGGAAACTTAGATGAACTATATGAAAATGATATAGAAACCTTTATCCAATATGGTTTCAGAGACGTGGAAATATTAGTTTTATTAGACCCCAAATGGAATTATTTAACCTTAGTTAAAAATCTATCCCATAAAGGAAAACATAATTATAGTGAAGTATATGCTAATACTAAAACTCAAGATGGAGCTATTTCAGCTTACCTTTTAGATAAAAATATTATTCCTCCATCAAGAGAAAGAAACCAAATACCTAAAAAAGATTATGCTGGAGGTTATTTGTTTTGCCCTAAAGCCGGAATTTATAAATATGTGTATGATGAAGATTTAGTTTCCCTATATCCTAAAATAATAATGACCCTCAATATAGGGAAAGAAACTTTGGTAGGCAGGATCATTGATACCGATGATAGAAATAATCGTTTAGGGTTAAATGATTTAAAACTTAAAGATCCAAAAGAAAAACTTATAATAGAAAATAATAAAGGGAAAAGAACTGAAATAAAAGTTTTGGATCTTATTAACCTTATAGTATCCCAAAATTTATCAATTTCCGCTAATGGTGTTTTCTTTACAAAAGAGAGAGAATCTGTATTATCTATCATATTAAAAAAATGGTTTAATGAAAGGGTTAAATATAAAACCTTAATGAAAGAAGCATATAAATCCGGGAACAAAGTGGATGCTGAAACTTATCATATGTACCAATATACAGTAAAGATTCTACTGAACAGTCTTTATGGTGCTACTAGTCAACCTTCTTTCCGTTATGGGATGAACCATGCTCTTCTAAGTGAAGCTATAACACTTAGTGGTCACAGAATTATCCAAGAATCCGCTTTGACCATCAACAGGAGAATGAATGAAGTTATAAAAACATAAAAATGAAACATTTACAAGAAATCCCTGAATTTATTTGCCCTTCAAGTTTAAAAAATTATGTAATCTACTCAGACACTGACTCAATTTATGTACATGCAGAACCCCTCCTAAGATATTTATACCCTGATTTTGATAACTTAGATGAAAAGGATAAAGATAAACGTTTAGAGAAAATAGCTCTTGAGTATCAAGATATAATAAATGAATCTTATAATTCTTTAACCCGGGAATGTTTTAATGTTGAAGAACATAGATTAGAGATGAAAACGGAAGCTGTAATTCGATCCGCTTACTTTAGATCTACTAGAAGATATGCTCAATGGATTACTAAAAAGGAAGGGATAGATGTTGATGAATTAGATATAAAAGGTTTAGAATTTAAAAAAGCAAATTTCCCTCCAGATTTTGGTAAGTTCTTTAGAGAAGCCTTAATCGATATATTAAAAGGCCAATCTCAAAATGAAATAGATAAGAGAATTAAAAAATATAAAAACCAAATATTAGATGGGGAGATATCTATTAACAAATTAGGTAATCCAACTTCAGTAAAAACACTCACTAAATACTTAGATTCAAAACCTAAAAAAGGAGAAATTCTATCTAAATTAAAAAAAAGAACGCCCGCCGCCGTAAGAGCAGTAGCCCGACATAATGATTTATTAAATTTCTGGGATTTAAATAAAAAACACAAAACTATTTCCCCTGGGGATAAAGTAAAATGGGTTTATTTAAAATCTAATCCTTACCATATAGAGGCTATAGCTTTTTTGGATTATGATATATCCCCTGAAATTTTAACATTTATAGAAACATACGTAAATAGAAAGAAAATATTTGAATCTATATTATTAAATAAACTTGAAGGTTTATATAGTGACCTAGAATGGGTTTTTAATACTAACGAACATATAGATATATTTTTTAATTTTTAAGTTTGGTTTACGTAAAATAAGATGTTATATTTAAATATAATATAAGATATGATAAATAAATCTCTACTTTCTTCTATAATAGATAAGTATTATTTAAAGATAAATGAATCTGTAATGTGGGAAATTAAGAATAATTCTCTTAATATAGACTTTATGACCCCTACAAGGGATGTTATTGGTAAGGTTAAATGCCCCAATTTCAATTTGATTGATAGTAAGTTAGCTATATTTGATACTAAAAAACTATCAGGTTTGATATCTATATGTAGTCAAGATATTTCTTTGGATTTAGAAAAACATCAATCTAAATTCACTAAACTCCATATTTCAGATCAAGATTTTAATCTTACTTATGCTTTAGCCGAACCTCTACTTATATCTAAAGTGGGGACTGTTAACATTCCTGAATGGGAAGTAGAATTAAATCTAGAAGAAAAGGATGTTTTAAATCTTACTAAAGCTAAAGCCGCTTTAGGGGAAGTTGACAATATGTTAATACATACTACTACTTCATTGGTTGGGGATAACGTATGTGAATTTATTTTTGGGGATGAAGAAGGGCATAATAACAAAATTTCATATTCCGTTACAGGGAAAATTAAAGAACTAAACATTAGGCTCCCTTTTAATTCAGAAATTTTTAGAACTATTCTCCATGTTAATAAAAACCCAAATGGAGGTAAGCTTTTTATAAGTAATAAAGGCCTAATGAAATTAGAATTTATAGTTGATGGAGTAGAGAGTGAGTATTTTATTGTAAGAAAAAGTGATAATAATTTTTAAAAATTAAAAAATGAGTAGAGGTAAAGTCCAACTTAATGTTATTATAAAAGATAAGAATCTAGACCCCTATTATCTATCTAAAGATAGATATTGTTATACTATATTTAAAAGTAGAACAAAAGGGAAATATTATGTTTCTTCTGATTCTAAATTAGGTTTTTATCCTAAATTAGGTGATGTACTTAAAAAAATAAGCACTATAAAAGTTCAAGAGGATCAAAAGGAATATACCTCAATTAATTCCTACCTTCAAACTTTTCAAAATATAAATGACGAATTGAAAACTTTAATGGAAAAATTAAAAATAGATGAATAAAAAAGAACAAAAACTCACTGCCCTCTTTGATGCCGTTATAGTATTACCCTTTGAGGATGAAGAAGAATCTCATGGTTCTATTATAGTACCAGATTTAGGGAAAGATATAAATAAGAAAGGAACTGTAGTAGATGTAGGGCCCGGAAGTTATTCGGTTATGGGAAATCTTATCCCAACCCGAATTAATATAGGGGATGTAGTTGTTCTTCCTACTATGGGTTTTACCAGGTTCGAATTTAAAGGACAAGAATATTTTATAGGTCCAGAGAAACAAATATTAGCTGTTATTAAATAAGAAACAAAACATGAAAAAACAAAAAATACATCTTTCAACCCAAGGAAGAACTAAACTTATAAAAGGGATAAACCAGTTAGCAGACGCTGTAGTATCAACATTAGGACCTAATGGTAGAAACGCCGTCTATATTAAAAATGGAGAAGTTACTTCTACCAAGGATGGAGTATCTGTTGCTAAAGCTATAGAAAAACTTGATGATCCTGTAGAAGATATAGGAGCGCAGATGGTAAAGCAAGCATCAATTAACACTTCGGATAAAGCCGGGGATGGAACTACTACCTCTACACTACTAACTCAACAAATGGTAAACCTGGGGGCGGAAGAAATTAATCCCTTAGTTAATTCTGTAGAGGTTAAAAGAGGAATTGACAATGCGGTTTCTCAAGTTATTGATCATTTGAAAAAACATATATCAAAAGATATTTCTCAAGACTTCCAACTAGAACAAGTAGCTATGATTTCTGCTAATAATGATGTTGAAGTAGGGAAACTTATTTCTTTAGCTGTAAAAACAGTAGGGAAAGATGGAATAGTACATATAGAAGAATCAAAAACAGGAGAGACTTTTCTTGAAAATGTAGAAGGTATGCAGTTTGATAGAGGATATAAATCCCATTTCTTTGTCACCAACAATAATGAAATGTCTTGTACTTTAGAAAACCCATATATATTAATTGCAGATGAAAAATTTACTCAAGTTAAAGAACTTCTTCCTATATTAGAGTCTGTATCTTCCAGCAATAAATCTCTTTTAATTATAGCGGAAGACATAGACCATGAAGCCTTAGCTACCCTTATAGTTAACAAAGCAAGAGGAACTATAAAAGTATGTGCTGTCAAAGCTCCAGACTTTGGAGATAGAAGAAAACTTATATTAGAAGATATAGCTACTCTTACAGGAGGTCAAGTTTTTAGTAAAAGTAAAGGTATGAAACTTGATAAGTTTAGTTATGAATGGTTTGGTGAGGCCAGAGTAGCCAACATTACTAAAGATCAAACAACTATAATTGATGGGAAGGGAGATGAAGAAGCTATTAATTCTAGAGTGGAAGAACTTCAAAACCAAATAGACATTTCAAAGTCACCATTTGAGAAGGAACAAGTGCAAGATAGATTAGCTAAAATGGTAGGAGGAGTATCTATAATCCATGTTGGTGGGAATAGTGAAACGGAAATGAAAGAGAAGAAGGACCGCGTTGATGATGCTTTACATGCGACCAAAGCCGCTTTAGAAGAAGGAATTATACCTGGAGGAGGAGTTGCTTTATTGTTTGCTAAAGAAGCTATAATTGAAGATAAAAGTAGTAGTAAAAGTTTCAAAACAGGTCAAAGTATAGTTTATAGAGCATGTTCATCCCCCTTTAATAAAATATTAGAAAATGCCGGATATTCTCTTCAAGAAATATTTAGTATAACTGATGAAATCCTAAAAAAAGGTAAAGCAGGTTCATCTCCTCATTTTGGTTTTGATTTAAAAACAGAAACCGTAGTTAACATGATTGAAAAAGGGATTATAGACCCTACTAAAGTTTGTAGAGTAGCATTAGAAAATGCTTGTTCTGTGGCAGGAATAGTATTACTTACAGAAGCTGTAATAATAGATATTCCCGAAGATAAATCAGAAGAATCATCTCAGAATATGATGCAAAGTATGTATTAATATGGAAAAAGAAATAATAGAGTCAAAAGTCCTTATAGCTACCAGAAGACCTCTCAAAGGGACAAATGGAGATAATTGGGTATTAAAATCATCCCTTACGGTATATAATTCCCTTACAGAAGCTTTAGAAGCATACTTCCAAAATACAGGATTTAATAAAGCTTTTTACTTAGACCCTATAGGAGGAAACTTATATTCGGTAAATATAGAGGAAGTAGAAGTACACCCACCATCTCCCCCTAAAGAATATAGTATCTATGGTACATTTAAACAAGGTATATAATTTGGCCTTTAATTAAATTTATGTTATATTAAATATATGAAGAAACATACAATTCTTAATGAGCTTGCTAGACCTGATACTTTAAAAGGTTTCATTTGTGATGAAGATCAGAAAAATAAATTTGAGGAATATATAGAGAAACAAGACATACCTCATATAGGTTTGTTCTCTAAACTTCCAGGATGTGGGAAGTCTACTTTATCCAAAATTTTAGCCAAAAATATAGATTGTGATTTTTTATATTTGAATGCTATGGATAATAGGGGGATGGATTCTATAAAAGAAAAAGTAGGATCTTTTGCCTCTGCGGGTTCATTTAAACCTCTAAAAATAGTTATTCTAGATGAAGCAACTCATATTCTAGAAGCGAGTCAAGTATTGCTTTTAAATATGATGGAAACTTTTAGTTTAAATACTAGGTTCATATTAACAGGTAACTTTCCTGAAAGATTAATAGAACCTCTTAGGAGCCGTTTACAAGAATTTGAATTATTACCTCCATCAAAACAGGTAGTAGGAAAACGTTTAATGGAAATATTAGATCAACAAGAAATAAAATATAGTAAGGAGGATTTAGTTACCATCATAAATAGTACTTATCCTGATTTGAGGAGTATGTATAACCTTTGTGATCAATTTACTTTAAAAGGTGAAATAAAATTAGGAAAAATAACAAATTCACAAGATAATTGGAAAGAATTAGTATTAGATATACTTAAATCCCCAGATAGAAGTTCATTAAAAAATCTAAGACAAATATTAGTTGATGCTAATAAAAATGATTTTGAGGATGTATATAGATTCTTATATGAAAATATAGAGGAATATGACAAAAAAGGAGACACTGCTGAAATTATAATTTTAATAGAGGAGGGTTTATATAAGACCCAAAGTAGATTAAATAAAGAGATCAACATAGTATCTACTTTAGCTAAACTTCTAAAAGTAATTTCATGAAGGGTTGAAATCAAGAATATTGATGGTGAAGAATAAAAAATGGAATATATTTTCATGGTTAGAAGAAATAATCAAAACTAAATCCGATTATAAATCTTTTACTCCTGAACAATGGAAAACTTTTGATCCATATATGATAAGTTTATTTTTAAGTATGAACCCCTCATATATTGAACTTATAGATGAAATACAATCCCTAACTTCAGACAAAGAAAAACTATATAGAATATATTCAAATCTTATACCTAAGAACAATAGAACATATTCACCATATATAAAATCAAAATCTTCAAAACTAAATGAAGATAAATTAAAACTGATATCTAATTTATTTGATATCTCAATAAAAGAATCTAATGATTATTTAAGAATAATGCCTAAAGAATGGTTTAGTCAAATCTTAGAGGATTATGGGATAGATGGAAAAGAAGCTAAAAATTTATTAAAAACAAAATAAAATGGAACAAGTACCTCAAATGAATTTGGATTTAAAATCCACCACCAGTATTGAAACCCCTGAAGGTGGAGTGATATTCCAGCAAGGAGTAATATTAAGAAAAGTCTCAAAATTCCTTTCTGGTGGGGAGGAAGATGGTTTATTACCAATCCCTGTTTTTTATGATCCTATAACTAATAAAATAATAAAGGATACTATACCTGCTGACCTTAGAGAAGAATATTCAAAACATGTAATATGAGCATAGGAGAAAAAATAGAGGAATTAGAATCTCACTTAAGTTCTCTTATTGATCATTATAATGATGGTGATTTATCTAAGAGTTTAGAGATTAAGGAGACCTATGAAATGATTCAAATTCTTACCTATAAAAAAACCAAAGACAGTAGAGGCTTATTAATTGGTCCTAGATAATGGAAAATAATTTATTTTCGTTCCCTGAAAAGTATAAACCTACTCTTAAGAATAAGAAAAAAAAGAAGTACATCCCTAAACTTATAGAAGCTATTCAAAACTATACTCCTATAGAAATAGATTATACTTTCCAAAAAAATATTTCTTATTCTCAATTTTCTATGTTTAATGAATGCCCTAAAAAGTGGTCATTAAATTATGTAGAAGGTCATAAAACTTTCAACTCTACCATTCATACAGTGTTTGGAACAGCCTTGCATGAAGCCCTCCAACATTATTTAACCATCATGTATGAAAAAAGTGGGGCAGAAGCTGACAGAGAGGATATATTAGGTATATTTGAAGAGGCCTTAAGAAAAGAATATAAAAAACAATATGTCAAAAACAATAATTCCCATTTTAGTACTCCAGAAGAACTAGGAGAATTCTTTGAAGATGGGGAAGGGATTATTAACCATATAGTCAAGAATAGGAGCAAATATTTTAGCAAACGCGGATGGTATTTAGTTGCATGTGAGTTACCTATAACTTTAACGCCTAATCACCGCTTTAAACGCGTTATTTACCAGGGTTACTTAGATGTCGTATTATTCCATGAACCTACAGGGGTATTTCATATAATCGACTTAAAAACCAGTACCAGAGGATGGAATGACAAAGCTAAAAAGGATGAAAATAAACAGTTTCAACTTATTTTATATAAGAAGTTTTTTTCTGAAATGTTTGGGATTAATTTAGATAAAATAAAAATTGAATTCTTTATTCTTAAGAGAAAAGTATATGACCATCCTGAATATAATATACCTAAAATTCAAAGATTTTCACCTCCATCAGGTAAAATTAAATTAGGGAAGGCTTCTAAGGCTTTAGAAAAATTTATAACAGAAGCCTTTGACCAGCAAGGATATAAAGATGCAGATCATAAACCTATCATAAATAATAACTGTCACTGGTGTCCTTTTTATAAAACAAAACTCTGTTCTGTTACTTATGAAGAATAGTTATATATTTATATATAAACAATTAACATTATGGGGCAAAGATTAACGAGCGTTAAAATAGATGATATTTCTTGGGATGAATTTAAAATTAATACTATAAGGTATAAATTTAGCTTCCAAAAACTATCAGATAGGGTTATTTATTTATACAATAAAGACCCAGAATTTAGAAAAATGATTCATCAGGTAGATATAAAACCTTAAATTATACAAATGAAAAAAGACCAAATTAAAAAAGACGAAAGGAAGAAAATCCTTCTCATAACGGATGATATAAGATCCCATAGTGGTGTGGGGCATATAGGGAGGGAAATTATATATAATACTTGTCATAAATATAATTGGGTCCAAATTGCGGGAAGTATAAACCATCCTGACCAAGGTAAAAGATTAGATTTATCTAGTATGATTGTTGAAGGATCTAAAGTGGCGGACGCTTCATTTATCTCCTATCCTGTTAAAGGTTATGGTACCCCATCACTTATATTAGAAATAATAAAGAAAGAGAAAATAGAAGCCATATTCTTAATAACCGACCCTAGATATTTTGAATGGTTATTTATGATGGAAAATGAAATTAGAAAAGATATTCCTATAGCCTACCTTAATATATGGGATGATATGCCTGTTCCTTTATATAACTCGGAATTTTATGAATCTTGTGATGCTTTATTTTCTATAAATAAACAAACCAAAGTAATAAATCATTTATGTTTAGAAAATAATAAAGTTTCCCATAAAGATATGGATTCTGGTATTAATTACTTTTTTGGGGCGGGTAATAGAAAAACACCAATTCTCTTAAAATATATCCCTCATGGTTTAGATGAAAAAACTTTCTATCCAATAAAAGGAGAAGATGAAGAATTTGAAAAATTCAAATCTGAATTATTTAAAGGCCTTGAAAAGAACTTTGTCTTGTTATTAAATTCGAGAAACATAAGAAGAAAATCAATCCCTGACATTTTAGGAGCATGGAAAGAATTTACAGATTCACTCCCTAAAGAACAACAAGATAAATGTTTATTAATTTGCCATACAGAACCTATATCTAATGAAGGAACTGACCTTCAAGCAACTATAGAATATTTGTTTAGTAGGGACTGTAATAATGTAGCTCTCTCTGGAGGCAAATTACCTCCAAAATATATGAATTATCTTTATAATTGTTCGGATGGAGTAATATTACCTTCATCTGCTGAAGGTTGGGGTTTAAGTTTAACAGAAGCTTTATTAACTGCTACTCCTTTCATAGCCACTGTAACGGGAGGGATGCAAGACCAAATGGGTTTTAAAGATAATAGAGGGGAATTATATGTAAACGATAAAGATGTACCTTCAAACCATCAAAAAACCTATTTAAATCATGGGAGTTGGGCTTATCCTATATTTCCAAAATCATTATCCTTAGTAGGCTCACCTCAAACTCCTTATATATTCGATAGTAGATGTGATATTAAAGACATTTTAGGTGCTATAAAGTCTCTATATAATACTCAACCTTTTGATAGAAAATTATATGGGGAAGAAGGGATGAAATGGGCTTTAAAAGAGAATATAGGTTTCACATCTTCAAGAATGGGAGAAAGAGTAATAGAAGGGATGGAGGAACTATTTAAAACTTGGTCCCCCAGAGAAAAATACGAATTTTATAAGGATGATGAATTCAAACCTAGAACTTTAAATCATAAACTTTTATATATATGAACAAAAACACTTGTGTTATATACGCACCTATAGATTGTTATAGTGGCTATTCTTCTAATTCTAGAGATAAAATTAAATCTATAATAGAATTAAAAGGAGAAGAGTGGGATATAAAAATTATTTCTTGTCCTTGGGGTAATACTACTTCAGGGTTTATTGAAGACCATAAAGAGGAATGGGGTTTCTTAAACTCTTACATTTTAAATGAACCTTTAAATTATCAACCAGATTATATGTTCTGGATAACTATCCCTTCAGAAGCTCAAAGAATAGGAAGATGGAATTGTCTTATTACAGCTGGAATAGAAACTACAATATGTTCCCCTCAATGGTTAGAAGGATGTAACAGAATGGATTTAATAATAGTCCCTTCTGAACATTCCAAAAAAGTATTTGAAAGTACTAAATATAAAGTCGGGGATGATCAAAAAGTTTTAGAACTAAATACTCCTATAGAAGTTATATTTGAAGGTGCTGATCTTAAAATTTATGACCCTAAAAAGAAAAAATTTAAAAATGAATCCCTCTTTAATACTATAGATTCAATTCCTAATAAAAACGTCTTTCTTTTTGTAGGGCATTGGCTTAAGGGAGACTTTGGGGAAGATAGAAAAAATGTAGGTTTGTTAGTTAAGTCATTTTATGAGACTTTTAAGAAAGAAAAAAATCCACCGGCTCTATTATTAAAAACCAGCTGTGGTAAAGGTTCATATATGGACCGGAGGGAAATTATGAATAGAATTAATTCCTTAAAAAAGACCTCTAAATCTTCAAAACCTCTACCTAATGTCTATCTCTTACATGGGGATATTAATGATGAGGATATATGTGAAATATACAATCATCCAAAAATAAAAACTATGGTTAGTCTCACAAAAGGGGAAGGATTCGGTAGACCCCTATTAGAATTTTCATTTACAGGAAAACCTATAATGGTTAGTGGATTTTCAGGACATCTTGATTTCTTAAACCCCTCAACTTCAGCTTTAATAGGAGGATCATTAACTCCTATCCATCCAACAGCTCAAGAAAAAGAAATGCTCATAGAGGGTTCTCAATGGTTTTCAGTAGATCATGGTCAAGTAGGTCATTTCTTCTTAGATATATTTAAAAATTATAAAACATGGGAGGTTAAAGGAAAAAAACAGGGGAAACATAATAGAGATAGATTTAACAAAGAAAAAATGACTTCCAAGTTGGGAGATGTTTTTAACCAACATATAATTAAACTTCCATCTATAGTACAATTAAAATTACCTACTCTCCCTTCAATTAAAAATCAACTACCTAAATTAACAAAAATTACTTAAATTATGGATCAAGGGCAATTAACTATATGTGATAAATGTGGAGGAGATGCAGCCTTCAAACAAGAAATATCAGACAAAGTTTCTAATTGGATGTGTTGGTCCTGCGGGTTCCAAACAAACTCACTAATGAGAGTGGGAGAGGAATTCTATGAAAAACAAAAAGAAATCCTCCCTAACATCTATGTAGATTTGATGTATGAAGACAAGGAAGGGAAAGTATGGTTCCCTTCAACCTATAATATACCGGAAGTGGGTATGGTCTTTGTTAATGGGGTTGATGTTGAGACTTGGAAATGGGGGGCTGTTAAAGCTGTACCTATAACAAAAAAGGAAAAGAAAAAATTTCCTATACCAGGAAAGAAAAATCAGTTTTATACCCATAAGACCGACATAAAATCTCTTAAAATGTTTGAAAGAGAAGATTTTATAGAAGCTATGGATTTTATAGGGGTTTTTAATGAAAATTTGGAAACCTAAGATTAAGATCATATATTAACTATATATTAAAATCTTAATCATGAAACTTTCCTTCGCTATTACTGTATGTAAAGAAATAACTGAAATCCAAAGATTAGTATCACTTCTCTTAGAACATAAAGATCTTGAAGATGAAATCGTTATTTTATTTGATTCTAAAAATGGATCTCCAAAAGTAGAAGAATATCTTAGATCCCACTCCGTCAACAATTCCTTTAGATGGTTTCCCTTCCCTTTTGAAGGAAACTTTTCAGATATGAAAAATAAACTAACTAAATCATGCTGTGGGGATTATATAATAAACCTTGATGCTGATGAAATGGTTAACCCTCTTTTCATAAAACATATTAAAACGGTTATTGAAACAAACCCTATAGATCTTATATCGGTACCTCGTATTAATACTATAAAAGGAATTACTAAAGAACATATAGATAAGTGGGGGTGGAGGGTTTCAAAACTAGAATCTCATATAGAAGAAAAAGAATTTAATTTAAGTAACCTACGAGATTTAGAGGAGTATAACCTTTTAAAGATCTACGATTTAATTATTAGGGAGGGTTAATTTTCCGGATTTCTCCTATATTTTAATTAGGATTTCTTTGAGGGTTTAAAAACGGTGAAATTGAAAAAAATATTAAACCAAAAAGAAAAGAATATTAAAAAATCCCCCAATCCATGTTAAATAAAAATGTTAGGAAATGAAAATAAAAGTTAAATATTATAAACCCATAATCAATTGGTCAGACATGCAAGGAAGGATCTATAAAAATAATGGATCAATAAAATGGATAAACAAAGTACATGAAACTTTACAGGGTTATGAGACTATATCTTATTTACCTGAGGAAGATGTATGGTCTATCCACCATCATAAAACTATAGAAAAACAAGAACAACAAAATTTATTATATACTTCCTTATGATATATGATTGTTTTACTTTTAGAGATGAGTTGGATGTTTTAGAATTAAGACTGAAAATTTTAGATAAAGTTGTAGATAAGTTTGTAATATGTGAGGCCAATAAAACCTTTACAAACCAGCTGAAACCTTATTTTTATTTAGATAATGTCGAAAGATTTAAAAAATGGTGGGGTAAAATAATTTATCTCCCTGTAGAATTAGATCCTGGGGATTTAGACTTTTCTTTAAAAGATAAAGAATATACCCCATCTTCACCTGCTTGGAGTTTTGAATATCAACAAAGGAATGCTTTAATTTATGGTTTAGATACTTTAGAGGATGATGCCCTAGTGTTAATGGGGGATTTAGATGAGATACCCAACCCTCAGGACATAAGACATTATCCTACCCCAACAGTTTTTTCGATGGGATTTTTCTATTATTATATAAATAATAAAAGCATTGGACCAAGAGACCCTTTTTGGTTAGGCACCTCCCTTACTAAAGGAGAATTTATAAAAAAAATATCCTCCATACAACATTTAAGGGATATAAAAAACAATTTCACTGTAGTTCCATCAGGATGGCATTTATCATATTTAGGTGGGGAGAAAATGATTAAAAACAAGATCCAATCATTCTCCCACACCGAATTCAATGACATCAAATATTGGAATAAACCTCACATAAACAAATGCCTTCAAGAGGGTAAAGATATATTTAATAGAGAAGGAATGAACTTTTCGATAAAGGATTTAAAAGAAACATATCCTCAAGAAATATTAGAAATAATGAATAACTATCCACAATTTATATATGAAATCCACTCTTAAAAGTTTAATTAATACTTCTGTATATGGGGTTATAAACCATATACACTATATTGAGGATCTTGAAAAGTTAGAATCTTTTATAATATACAACCTCCCAATATTAAAGGAATTTAAAGCCCAGATAGTGGCTACTAATTACTCTTCCCCCTTACAAAAGGAAAATGAAGAATTATGGAGAAAATATTTCCCTAACATTCTAATAAAAGATTCATTATTTAATAGAGGCCATAATTTCGGGACCGTAGATTTAGATGATATTATTTTCAGAGAATGTGATGGATTGGGGTTTGATTGGTTATGCAAAACTTCAGCAGATATGATCTTTGATCCCTCTGTATTAGACATTGAAATCGATGAAGGTAAAGACTTCTATTATATGAATGGTGTAGGGTATGGTGGGATGAGGGAATATGATTTTAATATAGAAAAAATAATATCTGAAAGTTTCTTCCCTCAAACTAATTTTTACTTTATAAATACTTCAAAAGTAGATTTTTTGAATGATAAACAATATATAAATGAAACTTATGAATTCTCAAAAACCATACCTAAATATAATGGTAAGATTTGGGAATATATAGATGGATGGTCTTGTGAAAATTTTTTAAAACAATGTACGGAAAGAAATAAATTAAGTAAAGGACACCTCATACCTAAGGAAAAGTATAAGATGTTATTAGAAACTATAAAGTTTTACCAAATACATGATCCTAGTTATAAGAATCTATCTGTTGAGGGTATATGTCATCACCATTTTAATGATAAACAAATAATAATAATATGAAAAATATTTTTTTAGACTGTGGGACCCATTTATGTGAAGGTCTAGTAGACTTTTATAATAAGGGAATTATTGATGATTCCTTTGAAATCCATACATTCGAAGCAAACCCCGCATGTAATATAAAAGAAAGAATAAAACAGATTCCCCTGGGTATAAATTTATATGAAGTCGCGGTTTGGGTAGAAGATGGGTTTGTATTATTTAATCAAGAAAACCATAAAGATAGTGGAAGTCACTCACCTACAGATGGTCACTCTGATATTGATGGTTGGGGTTCTTCTGTTGATGGGATAGGTTTTAACCATAAGGGGTATAATACTCAGGTGAAGATTAAAAGTATAGATTTTAGCCGTTTTATTTATGGGTTTAGTAAAGACTCTAATATAATATGTAAAATGGATATTGAAGGGAGTGAATTTAAAGTTCTAAGACACCTTATAAAAGAAAAATCCATATCTTTAATAAAAGAAATATATGTTGAATTCCATGACCATATTATGGATGATGAAGATGAAAATTCAAGAAAGGTTTTAATTTCCCAAATTGAAGATTTAGGGATTAAGGTTCATAAATGGTTTTAAATAAATGATATAATGGAAAAAATAACTTTTTGTATACCAAGCAAATCTAATTTAAGGTATTTAAAGTCATGCATACCTTCAATACGTGAGAACTCTTTTAGAAAAGACCATGAAATATTGATATTTGTTGATTCTGATGAAGATGGAACTATAGCCTGGTTAGAAGAAATCAAAGATGAATATAATATCAAATATCATATAAACCCTGATATAGGCATTGGACTTTATGGTATAGGTAGAGCTTATGATTTTTTAATAAATAAGTCCATAACAGACATTTTCATAATATTTCATGCGGATATGATATTAGGAAAACATGCAGACTTAAAATCCTTTCATCATCTTAAACCTAATACGGTAGTATGTTCTACTAGAATTGAACCTCCAATTCATCCTAACAATGGGGAAAAAATATTGATGGATTTAGGTATGTACCCTGAAGTATTTAAAAAGGATAAATTTAATTCCTATGTTGAAGATAACCTTGATAAAGATAAAATAACTAATGGGATATTTGCCCCTTGGATGATGTATAAAAAAGATTTTGAATTTTTAGGAGGACATGATCCTAGACTTAAATCTTGTCGAGAAGATTCGGACATTTTTAATAGAATGAAACTGGCCGAATATAACTTCATCCAGCCTTGGAATAGTTTAGTATATCATTTTACAGGTAGGGGAGCTGGTAGTTTTTCAGGAGATCCTAGAAGGCATAAATTTTGGGGTATGGAAATGGAGGCTTCAACTAGGGAATTCATAAGAAAATGGGGTAGTACTATAAATCATTCTCCCTTAATGGAACCTATTATTACCCCAAAATATAATATAGGGATAATGATAAAAAATTGTACCTACCCTATCCTAGAAGCTTTAGAACCTTTTTATGATACTCTTTATATAGATGAAAGTAGGATACCTACTTTAATTCAAACTTACATTTATAATGAAAGAGAAAAAACTTCAATAGATCTTAATAAGAAAATCTATGAATATAACTCATCTCCCCCTAAAGATGAAATCATAATAAAAATAGATGGAAACAAACCTCTATCAGAAGAAATATTCATCCTCCCTAAAATATTACCCTCTGATATAGGAGAGGGGACATATAAACTACTAGATTGGGATTTAATAATATCCAAAGTAAACCAATACCAAAATTCCTTAATCCATCTTTGAAAAGTTTGGATATGTAAAAGATTATACTTATATTTTAAAAAAAATAATATGAAATACGATATAGGAATAGTGATTGAAAATTGTAATGGAGAGCTTCTATCAATATTAGAACCTTTAGGACATACAATCTACACTGATATGGATACTGACCAATTCTATAGAATGAAAACTAGAAGTTCTGGAAGTAATTTATTATTAAAAGAGAAGCTAAAAACCCTAGAAGATTTAAAAACCAACAAAATCCTGATAGAGGTAAATAGTAAAGATTATTCTATAGGGGATCATATTAATATGAAAAACCTTGAGGAAGTTTTAGAAGGAAAAAAGATAGGGTCTTTTAACTTGGGGGGATTATTTATTTGTATTTTAAGAACCTAAACTTCATATGTATAATAAACCCCTTAATATCCCCTTAATATGAAAAAGAAACTTAGAGATATAAAGAAAATAGCATTAGTGTGGGATACCGATAAAGATTTAGAATCCTTAAAGGTGGATGAAACTTTTAAAACTTTTATTATAGGGGAAGCATACTCCTCTATAAAAGATGCCTTAAAAAATAAACATACCTCCGCTAAATTTTTAAACGTGTATAATCATTCGGTTTTAATAGAAATTGAAAAAAAAGATTTTAAGATAATATTAGATAATATTAAAAATTTACACCTTGAAAAACAAGAATTTGAAGAATGTTTAGAAATTCAAAAACTTGAATCCAAATATAAACTGTTATGAATAATAATGAAAAACTAAAAAATCTCTTTGAAGCTATATTAAGGGCAAAAGTAAACATAATAGATAATACTGTAAGAATAGATAAAGAATTTTTTATAGACTCCATATCCAAAATAGAAAACTCTCTCAAAAAAGAATTTACTATTTTAGATTGTAGCGGTATTGACATAAGTTTCCTTACAGAACCTTATTGTACTATAATAGATGGTTTTTTTAGAATACTGTGGGGGGATGAAGTGGGGAATTTAGTATTCTTCTATTTATATGAAAGGTTAGATCTAGAGGGTAAAATACACCCCTTTTTAGGAGAAGACCAAAAAGAGTATATAATGACTTCTCCTATTGAACTTTATGATTATATAGAACATAACTGTTTAAAAAAGTAATGGTAAGGAAAGACTTTCCAAAAGAAAAAATTTTAGAAGCTATGTCCCATACTTTATCAGTAAGGGCCGCGGCTAGATACTTATGTTGTTCTTATCAACATCTTAAAAAATGGATGAAATTGTATGAAGCAACTGATGGAGTATCTGTTAATTTATTTGAACAACATAAAAACCCAACAGGTATAGGTATTCCTAAATTTTTAAGCAATAAAGGAAAAGAACCCCCTATAATGGATATAATCCAAGGCCGAGCTGATCCATCTTCTTTTAGTAATGAGAAACTAAAGTATAGATTGCTATCTGAAGGATATTTAAAGGAAGAATGTTATCTTTGTGGTTTCGAAGAAAGAAGAGTATTAGATTATAAAATTCCTCTTATATTTAACTTTAAAGATAAAAATAAAAAAAACTACCATTTAGAAAATGTAGAAGTATTATGTTATAATTGTTATTTCCTTACAATAGGGAATGTATTCTCAGACAAACAAATTTCAGGACTGGAAGATTATCAAACACAGCAGTTTAACACTAAGATAGATTGGGAAGTGGATGATTATCATTTAGAAAGATTAAAGGAACTTGGTTTAGATGGAAAAAATGATGATGATGATTATGATATTATAGCTAGAGAATGAAGAAAAAGAGAAAACATAAAAAAATACTTGATGATTATGAAACTTCCAAATCCAAACATTTAGAAAAACTAGCAACCCAAATGCTTCAAAAAGACCAACATAACCAGAAATTAAAAGGTAAAATAATAGATCCGGGATTCTTAGATAAATTTTAAACATATGGAACCCTATAACATTCAAACCCCAAACTCCTCAACATTTGAGACTCTAATTCAAGGATCAAATATAACTATTTCTAAAGAAGTAATTAAAAGGATAATCTCCAACTTAGATACCAAAGATTCAAAAATTCATATATTAGAAGTATATTTTACTGATGATGGTGATGTATTAGATGTAAGGCTAGATAGAAAGGAATTTATATCTTCTTTAGAGCTCAACTTAAAAACTTTAGAAAAATTTCAAGAATATGAAGAATGTGCTAAAGCCGTTAAAGCCATAAATTACCTAAAACAAAAAAAATCATGACCTCTCATTTTAGTTTTGAAACCATATTCCATAATATGACCGACGGTCAATTAATAGATTCTTTCACACAGAATCCAAATTCTTTTGATAGCATATGTTTGTTATTGACTATTGAAGGTATGATTACATCAACATTAAAAAGTAACGTGAATTAACGTGGGATTAACGCTTTTTAACCACTACCTCATACCCCATCATATGTTTGGCACCCCCAAAGAGTGATGTTATATTTACGCGTAAAATGGAGTATAATGGCTTTATGGGAGTTTAAAAATCTGAATAAATATGGGAATGTTAGAACTAGAATAGTTAACATTCCCCCGGGCCGACCCCTCACTTTAGGAAAAGGGTTAGGGAGGGTAGTTTATGTTAGAAGGTTTGTTTATGAATATAAACATTCTTATTTGCCTCCCATTCTATATAGTTCCCCTGATGGAAAAAGATACTTAGTTCCTTCATGGGTTGAAGTTCATAAAGGTACTACTTTGAAAGACATTGTTTGGGTTAAACCCATTCCTAAAAGTCCAATTGAAACCATAACTCATGAGATGAAGTCTTCATCAAGTGGTGTTATTTATAAAGTAAAGGAGACAATTGAAAACGGTGAGATTAAATATAGATGTAATTGTCCGGGATTCGCCAGAGCTTATGATAAAACCAAGGCTTGTAAGCACGTACAAAAATTAAAAAATACATAACCCCCTGTTTGGCTCTCCAAGATAAGGATGTCATATTTACGTATAATAAGAAACGCAAGAAAATTATGAGTAGAGGAAGACCCAGTGAGAATGATGAAGTTCTTGAGAAATATACTCAAAACTTTCATGAGTTTGCAAGTAAGAAGGTTCAAGGTGAAGGTTGGCATACTCAATGGTTTGTTGATCTATTAAAGTCTAATACTGGACCTTATAAGGTAGAACATAATTATCCTAAAGGATATAAATTCACATCTCCTAAAATAGAAAAGAATAAGTCTTACGGTAGGATGCCTGTATCTATTGTATACAAATCTTCATCCAAACCTAAAGCCCCAACCAAAATTAAAATCTTTAAGAATCAAAATATAGACTACATTTTGTCTTGTGATAAAATAGTAGGTATCCCTTCTAAAGCCCAGATACTAGAGATAGGTGTAGGTTACAAAGTATTGAAATCATATGAACTTAAATATAATCTATAATATTTATAATAAAACTAAAATATGACTTCTGCTGCAATTATATATTATGATGGCCATGGCCAAATAAATGGGACTAGAGTAAACTCTGATGGTTATGAAGACCATACTGGAAAAATCTTAAAAAACCTATACAACACCGACAATGAGGCCCTTTTTATATCAAAACAAAAAGAAATGAGATTTCTTGATGAGGAAGGGAATTTAGAATTTTACCCAGATTCTAAACCTCCAAAACATTTTTCCCAACCTATCCAGGAAATGGACTATTACTCAATAGTAGAGAAAATGTCTAGAATATTTTCGGGTGAAAATTATATTTATATTTATGATAACCGAATAAGGGAATGGAAAACCTTCAAAGGACCAAAAGAAGGCGAAATAGTTGATTTCTTGGAAAGAAATGAAGCTGGGGTTACTTCTAACATAGATGAGGTAATTAAAAAGGAATGGAATAGGTTTTTAAGTGAGGATTATTCTGAGGATGATGAAAAAACCCCCAAGAAAAAAACAGATATTTCATGGGGTGGTTTTAACCTAAAAAAATACCTTGAGGACCATTCGGAGGATGATGAAAAAACCCCCAAGAAAAAAACAGATATTTCATGGGGTGGTTTTAACCTAAAAAAATACCTTGAGGACCATTCGGAGGATGATGGGGATCTAAAGGAAGATGAAAAAACCCCCAAGAAAAAAACAGATATTTCATGGGGTGGTTTTAACCTAAAAAAATACCTTGAGGACCATTCGGAGGATGATGAAAAAACCCCCAAGAAAAAAACAGATATTTCATGGGGTG